TTATATAGCTTTTTGACTCATTTCCAAATTACTGCACTTTTGTTCCCATTCCATTACATCAGTTGAAAGATAACGTTTCATAGTTCCGCCATCGGATTTTAAAACTGGGGCAGGGAATGGCAGTCCCCAGGGGCTTTTAATTTCCCAGCGGTTTAGTGTGCGTTTGGTTATTTTAAACATCTCACACACACTATTAGATGTTATGTACTTATCCATCTAAACCCTCCGTATCTGCTTCTGGCCCGTTTGGAAGATGCATCCAATGTGTAATCAAATCTTGATGTAACATTGCACCTTCTATTGAATCCACAAAACCCAGTATTGTGTACTGTGCGGAAATAACTTCATTTCCAATGTAAATCAAAACTTTTGAACCTAGATCGGGCAGCATGAAATTAACAGAAATCCAAATAGGCAATACAGCTTCATCTACATTTTTCATATTTTCAACAGTCATGAAGTTATCTCCTCAGACAAGTAAACTCCTACCAATCGACCAGCATCCACAAACCATTCAACATTACTTAGACCAAACAGTTTAGCCATTAAGTCTGATAATTGATCTGCATCAATTTTCAACTCGCTTAATCGTGTAACTTTTGTGGAAATTTTTGACTTAAATACATTCAATGGGTCGTCTGGATCTAAATGCTTGTTCTCACTACATTCAGAAGAATCAACTGGCTCCTTATTTATTACATTTGAATTAGAGGCAATATTTGAATTGATATCACTTTCTGTTTCATTGGATTTGGAATTTAAAAGACAATATGTGTATGTACCAACTTTACCTGAACGCTGAATGTTATGTATTTTTCGAAGAGTCCAGAGTGCATTTGAAAATTGCTTTTCATTGATATTAAGCTTAGTAATTATCTCAGAAGATGATAATCCATCATTAAACTCTTCAAGTAATTTTAATAGTTCACCTTGAATGTCACGACGCGACAAAATAGCTGGAGCTGGAGCTGGAGCTGGAGCTGGAGCTGGAGCTGGAGCTGGAGCTGGAGCTGGAGCTGGAGCTGGAGCTGATTTATTGTCGGTGATTTTTACTTTATGTTCTGGAATAGTTACGTCAACATTTGGTTTAGCCATATTTTTAAGGGTATAAACACCCTCATTATTTTCTGTTTCTAAGCAAGCTAAAACATTTTTTGCAGTCTTAGCACTTATTCGACAAATACTCATGATCTGCTCAATACGCAAACCAAAAGGGTCTTTATTCAAAGCTTCAATAACACGATCTTTAGATTTCTGTAGAGAGTTCATTTCATTGTGTCTTTTCAATTCCGCAGCTGAATTCATTACTTTCTCCAAGTTGCTTCTTTAAACTTTGCATTAGTTATGAGATCTTCCAGTTCACCAATCCCAACATTCTCAAAAATATGAGTCATCTTGCTGCCGAATACGGTGAGTGTTCGCGTGAGGGTTGAATATTTAAATCTCATATCAATTACCTCCGTGCTTGTTGGGCTGTCTCAATAATGAAAGCTTTAACATCATTAAACCGCGATGAATCAATTGCTAATAAACTGTCGATACCTTGATCTTCACAAAAGGACATAACATCCCAATTCGCTTGATGTAATAGTTCTTGAATTTCATCCCTTTGCTGATTGGTAATACCATTAAACTCTTGAGGGTTATTCCATTTACCTTTCTGCTTATCAAATTTGCAGCCAAGTTCTTTAGAACGTTTCAATAAGATTTGACGCATTGATTGTGCATATGGATGGTTACTTTTAACTAAATCCTCCAAGCTTTCTGTAAGTTGGTTTAGATCACCAGCATGTTCCGCTTCATTACAACTCTGTTGCCAGTTTTCAAGTTCTTCCTGAGCTTTTGAAACGGCTAGTTGGGCAGGGGTAAGTGTATTGATATGATCTTTAGCAGATTTAATAAGATCCGCTAAAAAGGTAGGATTTGTCTTTAAGTCGGGAACCCATACTTCACCAGTCTCACCACCTAAAGCACCTGAGTTTTTAGCGTGATGTGTTGGACTAGGTTTAAAGTTAATTACCCGTGCATTTTTACCTTCGCCTGTGGTGACTGTAGTTAAGTAGCCCATAATGTCAGCGATACGATAAAGTTCATTTCTATTCTTACCGCCTAGATCTGGACGATAGATGTTTTGGTCTCCACTTTGATCTTCAGAAGCGTGGGCGATAAAAACTACATCTTTACCTGAGCTGATGAGCGAATTTACATATTGCTTGAAGATCTGATTTGCTAAACCTTGTGCTTTAAGCTTTAACGATCCGTCTTTTTGACGGTTATTTGCTGTAAGTAATAAATGAGTTTTGATGCTCTCAAGCATTGCACCTACAGTATCAATTACAACGGTATTAAATGGTGCTAAATCTTGAGGTGTAAGATCTGCAACATCTTTCCATTGTTGAACTGGTACAACTGATCCTCGGCGTAGCTCACCAGTACGATGAGCACCTTTGTCAAAATCGAATGAAATAGCTTTATCGCCAGTAAAGCCCAATGAAGTTTTACCAAGACCAGGATCAGCATAAATGTAGGTGATAATTGCGCTTACATTAAGCGCTTGATCAGAAGAAATAATATTTAGAGCCATGACTACAACCCCTTATTCGACTTGGCGATGTTGTAAGCGATACGCTGATTTTTGCTGTATGGAATACGCTGAAAGCATTCCTTTGAGAACATTTCCGCACGTTCTTTTTTGCGTTGTGTCGATACTCCTTGTTGAAGATTTCGCAAAATCCAAGGTTCAGCTTTGAGACGATTAGTATCTACTGATGTACTGCCGTTTTCAGATTCAATGCGAATGTCTTTAAACGCACGATCAGTTGAAAAAACTTCTGGACCTAAACGAAAGTGGTATCGAGTGGATTGATACTCATTAAACAGGGTAGTGCCAGCTATAGGCTTACGAATATTTTCTACCGTTGTTTTAATAAACTCGCGGTATGGCGTAGTGAAACGTTTCTTATTCATCAGATCGCCTCCGCTAATTTGTTCTTTTCGATATATGCAGCTAGCTGTGCATTGATGTTGCGGTGATCGTCGTAGATCGTGAAGTCTTTATAGTTGTTGCCGTTAGCATCAGTTATTTGACCGATCTCAAGATTAATGATGTCTACAGCAGTGAACTCTGAACCAGGTACGCCGTAGCTATCGGGATGTTTATCGAAAACAAACTTTACTGGTACACGGAAACCATCAAGATTAATAACAGCTTCGCCTGTAATGTCAGAAGTAAGTTTTAGTGCCATAACGCCGTAGTAGCTTGGCTTTACGTTTGCTAATGTTGGTTGGCTTGAATGAGCTGCTTGGTAGTCACAAGAAGAAACAGCTGAAGCTATCCCAACGATTAAAAGGCTTGCAGTTGCCCATGTACCCAATACAACTTTTCCAAATTGAAAAGCTGAATTGCTTTGAATAGTGTTTTGTTCCATAATCAACCTCATGTTGTGGAAAGCCCTGATCGCCGTCGAAAGTTGTCAGGGCTTTTTGCTGTTTATGGATAGATTAAACCTTAGATTTAATTTGATTGCAATATAAACTTAAACTAAAGATTTAATTTATTGTTTAAATCTTGAATTTAAGGAATAAAAAAACCCGCGTAAAGCGGGTGTGATTTTTTGCTAATTTATCTTCTTATTCGTTTTACTACTTGTTTCCACCAGTATTGCCCAATAATAAATATTCCTTCTGATTCTATTCTCTGCGGTGAATAAAATTCATCAGGATATTGATTCTTATCTGGATTGGCAGACACGGCTTTAAAGCCACCTTTACCTTGTTCATTCCAATTAAATAGATACTTAATTTTTGTATCTTCACCTACTTGGAATGCATAAATTTCGCCGTCATAAATCGTACGTGCAGACATATCAACTGAAATAGCCTGACCATCTTTCATTTTGGGGAACATACTTTCGCCGCGGACGTGAATCACTTTAGTTGTTTGTGGTTGAACATTACATTCTTTAATTAATTCAACAGGGAACAACATTTTTTTATTGCTAGGTTTTTCTAAGTTTAGATATCCATTTCCAGCACTTACAAATACATCATCGTAATAATCAATAGCTATATATCCATCTGGTATAGGGTCATCATAGCTATAAGTAATGACTTGCATTTCACTCACTTCAGCATTTCCGCCGTCAGATTCAGTCATTACACCAGAACCGTCTAACAACCAGCCTGCATTAACGCCAGTTAAAGCTGCTAAAGCTTTAAGATTCTCTCTTCCAATTTTACCTTTTTTCCAGTTTGTTGCTGCTTGTGGTGATAAACCAAGTTTAATTGCAGCACCTGACCAAGAAAGACCAGCATGTTCTAAAGAGCGTTGGATGCGTGAAACGAGGTAGTCCATAGTTAAGCCTAATAAACCTTTGGTTTAAAATTTTAATTGTTAATTTAATATGATTGAAGCAATCATTGATTGTATTGATATTAAATCTATGGTTTAATTTTTTGGAAATTAACCAAAGAGTTTAAATCATGGATCAAATCGAATCAGGAAATCCTGACCTACTCAAAATTGAAAACCCAATTAAATTTGCATTTGAGAAAGTTGGTGGCCGTACAAAAGCAGCTTCATTGCTGAAACGTTCTTATATGGCCATGAGCAAAATGGAAAAAAGAAAAGTACTCCCTCGAACTGAATATACAGGCGAGACCCAATATGCGGAAACTCTTGCAAATCATAGTAAAGGGGCATTCACCGCTGAATGGTTAAAAGAAAAAGCGAAACCTGATCAAAACTTGATAAAGGGGTAAGATCATGAGAGCAATTAGACCAAAATTGCTTGTAAATATTAGCACTCGAGTAGACACATGCACACAAGAGTTGGTTGACAGTGTTGCTGAACAAAATGGATTAGACCGAGCGAAATGGATGAGAGAAGCCATAGATTTGAAATTACAAATTGATTTAGGCCAATCATCAGTTGAAGAGTTGAAAAAATCAAAGAATACAACGTATTCCAGCGAATACAGGAATGTATTCAAAAATCTGTTTTCTGTGTTCCAGATAAGCAAAAAGCCCGATGTGCGAGATCGAGCTTTTAGTGTTCATTAACCAAGGAGATCAAATCACATGACCAATATATCAAAACACCCATGCGCTAACAAGTGCAGTGAATTTAAAGCAGAGCAGTGCAAGCATTGTTTGATATCTACAGATTTCGAACTATCAGCTGATGCTGATTATGTAGTGAGAGACACAGTGGTATTTAAAGATAGTGATATGCATGACTCTTTAATGGCTGTGTCTCAAGTTGATGAACATAGTGTGTTTTTGGATGGCGGGGAAAAGTTCGTTCTAAAGCATCTATTGAGACATGCATCAATCACAGAGCTTAAAGCTAAGCGCAGGTTATCAAAAGAAAACCGCACAACTTGTATGGGTGACGACTTATATCTCGAAAACAACATTTCACCACTTTGCAAAAGCTATTCAAATGATGAGCAGATTCATTTGAGTAAAGCTTTAGATGCACAAAAGGAGGTTTCATGAACGCCTCTAATCTTCCCGAATTTAAACAAACACAAGCTATTCAATCCTGGCATGAGCCAGCATTAAGAACATTGAACAGCTTTTTAGAAGTTCGAAAAGCAAACCTACGCAAGATTAATCGTGATGAATCAAATGCTGCAGTTACTCGTGATGAGTTAATTGAGGCATTAAGCCGCGATCATCGAATCAGTTATCAAGATGCAGGAATGATTATTTCAAGTTTACATCGATGTGAAGAAATCATCATGTTTGGACGGTTCATTCAAATGAATGAGCAGGGTGGTGAGGAATGAGTTTAGACGCTACAGTCTGGGCTTGGAAAAAACAATTCACTCAGGTGAAAGGTGGACCATCCCCAGCATTAAAGAAACTAGTTTTGTTATCTATGGCTGATCGTGCAGATGAACAACATTGTTGTTATCCAAGTACTGGACGTTTGGCGGAAGATTGTCAAATTAACAAAAAGACGCTTTTTAAGATTTTAGAAGAGCTGATTTCCGATGGTGTAATTTTCGATACAGGTGAAAGAAAAGGTAGAACTAAGCAAGTAATTGTGTATCGATTAATTGGTGTGCAAGGTCGTGAGCAAACAGTACCAACATTGGTACACTTAGAAGATGAAAGCCTTGATACACAAGGCTTAAATTCCGAAACAGTACCAATATTGGAACAGTACCAACATTTCCCTGAAAGAGTACCAACATTTCCATTAAACAGTACCAATATTGGTACACGGAATCTATCAAAGAATCTATCAGTAGAATCTAAAAATAAAAATACGTGGCTTTGCTTGAATAAACTTCGTGATGAATTAGCTCAAGCAGATCCTGATTGCAAACCTGAAGAAATCATCAAGGCAACTTGGTTCAATCGTGAATTAAGTGCTTTTGAGAAATTCAATGCTGACAAGAATCTTTGTGATGAACTTTTGATTTATCACTTCGCTGACTCACTTTTGAGGAACAAAGCGAAATACGACAAGTCTCAAAAAACAGAGAAAACCAAATCAACAAGTACATCACCAAACAAACTTTCTGAAAAACAAATTGGACTGTTTGCTCAACGGCTTTCAAAACATCCTGAGTTCTCAAGCAAGTTTGCTGAACCTGGTGAGGGTTATGAACAACTAGCGGCTCGAATTGCCGTGAAGTTATCAGATCCAGTACAGGCTAAAGCGTGGGAGAGCTACTTAAAACAAGTTGGCTTGGATACACCACTGGGAGCTGCAGCATGATTAAAAAAGTCGATCGAGTGAAAGTTGATTTCACAAACAATCCAGAAACGATTCACGCAGGCTTACGATTCACTGGTTACGGTGTTTTAGATCGTGTTGAGGATGGGCGAGTGTTTGGAAGATTGGATGATGGGCGGACGTTTATGTGTCTTAAGGATGATGTTGTCAAAGAACGACCAATTTCCCGTAGACGTAAACGTAAATTAAGCAAGAAGGGTAAAAACGTTTACTGGTCTAAGCATTTTGAATCTTATGTCTATGTGATGGAGTGAGGCTAATGACTAATTTAACGCATAGACGACTCTGTGAAATTGGATCTGCATTATTACAAAGGTCAGAATCTGCTAACGGTCATGGGTGTCATTTTGCTATCGCAGAGCCTGCTTGTTATGGAGAGAATCCAGATGTTTTTGGGATTCGTCATGGTAGTGGATATAACGCAGGAACAGTGTTGTTGGAGGCGAAAACAAGTCGTTCAGATTTTTTAGCAGACAAGAAAAAACCTCACCGTATTGAACCTGCAACAGGTATTGGCAAATGGAGATACTTCATTTGCCCAACTGATTTAATCATTCCTGATGATTTACCTGAGCTTTGGGGGTTGATCTATGTTTCTGAAAGTGGGCGCTGCAAATATATCAAAGGCGCTTTAGCTGTAGAAAAAGACTGTGTTGGATATAGCGGTCGCAAATACCGTAGTGGCATAGCACTTGAGCAAAGCTTTAAAGAATTTTCTTTCCCAGAAAGAAATATCCAGAACGAGTTTAATTTATTGGGGATGGCTTTAGCACGATTAAAAGATCCAGAACAAATCCTCTATATGCAGCGCAATTACACGAGATTGGAAGCACGCAATCATGAGCTTTCTATTGAGTTGAGTAAGTTACAGCGTGAACAAAAGCTTAGAGGTTTTTACCAATCACGCGATATTTCAGGGGAGCAAAGCCAATGAGTTGTATGACGAAATGTGATTGGTGTGGTTCATTCGATTTTTGTGACATACATGATGGATTGTTCATGTGTACGACATGCATGAGTGAAGATCGTCTTGAGTATACCAAAGATGATGATTCTGATGATGAGGATTATGAATGACCTCAATGAGCATCGATCAATACCGCCGTGAAATTCTCAAGCAATGCGATAAGCCTAAGGCGACTAAACGCAATAAGTTCAACGCTCAGAAAGTTGAATTGGATGGCATGACATTCGACAGCAAGAAAGAACATAAGCGGTACATCGAGCTTAAAGCGATGCAACAGAGGGGTGAGATCTTTGAACTAGAACATCACACTAAATTTGAACTTGCGCCAAAGATCAAACTGGAAGGAGAGAAAAGGGCAAAGCCAGCACTGCGTTATTTTGCAGATTTCACTTACTACAACAAAACTGGTGAGTACATCGTTGAAGATGTGAAGTCAGAGGCTACTAGAAAGAAAGACAGCTATAGAAATAAAAAGCATTTGATGAAAACGGTTTTAAATATTGATGTACGAGAGGTGTAAACGTGAACTCAAAATTAACTATCATGCAAACAACAGATTGGTCGAAATACAGTGCTGAGGTTTGGTTTCGTCAGTTTGGTGCATGGATAAATGGTGACTCAGAAAGAAAGCAAAAATTCTACAAGTCACTGCCAAAAAAGAAATTAAGCAAAAAACAAAGAGAAGAGTTGCTTATTCAATATATGAATGATGAAAAATTCATCGAGCCTAGTATTTATAAGGGCATTTCATGCCAAATTAGTGATAACGAAGCGCGGGCATTTCAACGTATTATTTTAGATTTAAGACAGCATGAAAGTGATGTCTTACAAAACTGGCTAGATGTGATCTGGTATGTATATGTAGACGGGAAAAAACTGAGAGAAGCAGCTATAAAATTTGATTCTTCTACGATTCAAATAAGACAAGATATGAAATGTGGGCTGGCATTTATTAGTGGAAGATATCCAAATCTTAAAACAGATTTACTAAATATTTGATATTATGAGTTCAAATAGGGGTGTTTGAATGGCTATAAAAAGTTACGATCGAAAAACATTTGGTAAATTGATGAATGAGGTTGTTTCACCATCACGTCCTGTATTGTCTTTAGAACATCTGAAAGGGCGCGAAAAGCAATTAAACCGAATTCAAAATGCCCTTTATGCGACTGGAAGAAATGTTTTCATTTATGGTGAGCGAGGGGTGGGTAAGTCATCGCTTGCTGCTACTGCTGCTAATGAATGGTGTGGAGGTCATGAATGTTACATTGACATTTCTTGCGCCCCAGATACAACCGTTCTATCAATGATCACTACTATTGCTACACAAGCAATTAATAAGTCAATTTTAAGACGGAAAAAAGTAAAAAATACAATCCAAATTGGCTTTAAATGGTTCACATTCAAGAGAGAAAGTGAAGCGGAACATATTAATTTTAAAAATGAAATTACCTGTCTTAGCGACGGGATTGAAATTCTTAAAGAGCTTTCAGAGTTTTTTGATGAGCCTTTGCTAGTTGTTGTCGATGAAGTAGATCGAATAAGAGAATCGGAAGAAGTAGAAAAATTTGCAGACTTTTTAAAGCAATTGGGTGATAAGCGCGTAGATGTTAAATTTATTTTTACTGGTATCGCTGACACCCTGGATGAAATTTTAGGCTCTCATCGATCTGCGATTCGCCAATTAGAAACTATTGAATTACCAAAATTATCTTGGGATGCTCGATGGGAAATTGCCATTGAGGCATTGAAAGCTTTTGATATAGAAATTGATCGATCTATATATATTCGAATTGCGTTAATTAGTGATGGGTATCCATTTTATGTTCATTTAATAATTGAAAAACTATTGTGGCTACTATATGACAAACCTGATCAAATCAAGGAAGTCGAATGGGCGGATTATCATGAGGCAATTGATTTAGCAATTGATGCTATTCATACGGAATTATCTAGGCCTTACGAAAAAGCTATTAATCAACGTTCACGTGATTATGAGGAGGTTGTCTGGGCAACTATTGTAGCTGAAGATAATATTGGAGAATATATTAAAACTATGTATGACCAATACTTAGGAATCATGAAGCAAATTCAAGATAGTGAAGCCTTAGATATTAAAAAGTTTTCTTTAAGAGTTCGAAATTTGCTTAAAGACGAGTATGGTCCTATTTTGAAGAGTGGCTTAAAAAAAGGACAATTTATTTACAATGAAAAAATGTTACGAGGATATGTTCGACTAAGAGCAGAACAAAAGGGCATTGAGTTGGTAATTGAAGCAAAAGAGATAGCAGAACTAAAAAATAAAACGCAAGCAACAGCAAAATCAGATAGATCTTATTTCCCTCATCCTCCAAGTTCTCGTTATAGATCTTACTAAAGAAAATTGAGTTATTGACTTGTGTACACGGGGTATGGCATATTTATGTTACGTTGAAATTTTTATATTTAAAGCCAACATGAAAAGCTCGCTAATTGCGGGCTTTTATAACTAATAATTAACCTGATATTTTATGAAGATATAAAATGCACTTGAATAGAATTAGACCTCGTTTAGATAAAATTTATAATGAGATGATTACAGCTGAAAATTTTAAATTTATTGAGAATCATGAATCTAAATTAGCTGCAATCTTTCTTGGTGAAGCAGGTAAAATTTTTGAAGTACCATATGAGGTGTCGGGAAATATTGGTGTTTATACGTACCATCATCTTCAGAAGCAGTTTTTTGAAATAGATCTAAAATTAGCGCCTAAGTTTATTGATAAGGATTTATTTATTGATTGGTTTGCAGTTCAAATCAAAGAAGGTTTTGATAACTTAGAAAAATGACAGATAGTTCCAATATTCCAAATTTAAAAGCTCATCGAAAGGTGGGCTTTTTTGTATATAAACATATTGTAATATTGAGAAATAAAGGTTAACTTTACTGAGAAACAACCCTGTTAGGGCTGCTATTTTATTAGTTTAATGATTCAGATATCAAAACTAATAAAATTAAGATAATTAGTTTTAAAAACTTCATTATCATTCTCCTGTTGTTTTATGATTTGACTACGTCAAGTCCGCGCTTTGGCAGTTTTGCTTGTTAGAAATAAGCAATGACAAGATGTATATGCTCAGCATATGCATAAAAATGCGCATGCAGAGGTAGCCTAATAAGCGGCCTCTATTCCATTTTTGAGTGGTACATTTCAGATATTAACTTTGTATTAGGTGGTATAAATTTTTCAACATTAATAGGGGGGAATAATGTCAAATAACTCAACCAAATGGCTTTGTATTGGTGGTGCATTGAGTGGCACATGGAGAGAGCAGCAAATGGAGGCATTTGATGTTGATCCATTTGAGCTCAATACAGATTCATATATACCAAAAAAGCTTAAAAACCCTTTAACTGGTGAAGAACAATATTTCTTTGTTTCTACAAAGCTGAATGAAACTGCTTACGATAGAGCTATTACGATAGCGTTGTCTGCAAATTAAACATTATGTCTCCTTCGGGAGGTTTTCTTTTGCAGAACGGATTCCGGCGTATGAAGCCCTGCCAATACTCTAGTTATTGGCGGGGCTTTTTATTTTCTTGTTTGGAGGTCATATGCATCAAAACATTGATAATGAGATTCAAGATACTGAACAAGAATTAAAGCATGTAGGTAGTTGTACAACGAAAGGGTTAACGGATGAAGAGATCGCTCAACTTGATGAGCGATTTTTTTTGGCCATTGAAAAATTGAAGCGGTTAAAAGGTCGCCGTGATGTGAGGGTATTTGAATGGAAGCCGATAAATATCTACAACTCACGAGAAAGTGTCAACCCAAAACAAAGCCACGAAATAAACCACTGCCAAAAGCGAATGAAAAATACTTAGAGGCTTTTGAGGAGATAGAGCATGCATTACAGGTTTTGGATATCAAGTACGAAAAACTATTTCAGTTTGAATCTACCAAACACTGGCGTTTTGACTTTCATTTAATTGAATATCGTATTTTAGTTGAAATTTCTGGTGGACCATGGTCAGCAGGCAGGAAAAGAAAATGTTTTTCTCATGATGCTGATCGTGAATACACCGCATATGAAATGGGATTTACTATCGTTCGTTTAGAGTCAACCGCAAGATTTAAAATTAATGAAGCGGGGCCATTACAGATCCAAGCTAGCTTTGCACAACAATGGCTTAAAAATTTAAAGAGGCATACATTTAATGAGCCAAATAAGACCATTTCCACCGACTGAATTGATTGATCAAGCCGAGGAAGAAGAAACATTGCGCTTGGCACCTGCACCTGATTTAAAAGAATGGGTGATTGCCAATTACCTCACTGTAGATGCTGAGCTTTACAATCCTGATCATGACCACATTGCTGAACTGTTACACGACAATGAAGAATTTTTGGCGTTTGCTTGGGCATCACAGGCTTGTACGGTTAAAAAGCAAATGGTGCTTGGTCAATGCGAGAAAGTTATGTTTAACGTTGGTGGATGGCGTAAAGCAAGGCAAGAGCAACAAATGCGAGACTGGTTTGGATTTGTACCTGTTTACCTGATTACAATCGATGCTAGTTTTTGTGAGCAAACTACAGACCGTAACTTTTGTGCCTTGATCGAGCATGAGTTATATCACATTGGCGTTGAGCGCGATGATGATGGCGAGATTGTCTATAGTGATATGACAGGTTTACCAAAACATTACCTAGCTGGTCACGATGTCGAAGAGTTTATAGGTGTAGTCAAACGACATGGTGCAAGCGAGAGCGTTAGGCGACTTGTTGAAGTAGCGAAGCAAGCGCCGTTTGTAAATGATCTAAGCATCACTCGATGTTGTGGGACATGCGTTATAAGTTGAGCCATTTGGCTCATTTTTTTTGCCTACTTAGTCTTACGTAGACTTACAAAGGGGTGATTATGGCAACACTAAAAGAGCCTGTAAAAATCTTTATTGTTCAGTCTCTTGCTTGCTTTGATACACCTCAACAAGTGGTAGACCTTGTAAGAGACGAGTATGGGATTGAACTTACTCGGCAACAAGTAGCATCTTACGATCCAACAAAAGCTACATGTCGCGGTATGAGTAAGAAGCTGAAGGATTTGTTTACAACTAGTCGAAAAGCGTTTCAGGAAAATATTTTAGACATACCAATTGCAAACAAGGCTTTTCGATTAAAAGAGCTTCAAGGTATGTATAACGACTCGGGCAGGAACAGGCGGTTGAAACAGGATTTATTAAAGCAAGCGTTGCAAGAAACAGATGGTCGAACAACAAAGGTTGAGCACACTGGAAAAGACGGCGCTGATCTTGAAATCAAAATTGTTCGTGAATTTGTTGATTAGGAGTTTCTATTGTGGAGATACGAATCAAAACTCCACGATGGTCTAAACCTTGGTTCAAGCCTGCAAGATATAAGGGGGCTTATGGTGGTCGTGGCTCGGGAAAATCGCATTTTGTAGCGGAGCAACTTGTTGAAGAATGCGTGGTTGATAAAGATCTTCGCGCCGTGTGTATCCGTGAAATTCAGAAATCAATCAAATACTCAAGCAAGCAATTAATTGAAGACAAAATCAAAGCCCTTGATGTATCTCACTTATTCGAAGTGCAGAGAGACTTAATTAAACGGAAGGGTGGCGATGGCGTTATTTTATTCCAAGGTATGCAAGACCACACGGCGGATTCAATTAAGTCGCTGGAAGGGTTTAAGGTTGCTTGGGTAGAGGAAGCAAATAGGCTTTCAGCAAAGTCTTTAAGGTTATTGAGACCTACCATGCGTGCCGAAGGTGCACAGATATGGGCAACTTGGAATCCTGAGTCGAAAGATGATCCTATTGATGATTTTTTGCGGGGTGAATTTGCACCTGAAAATGCGATTGTCATTGAGGTAAACGTCAACAATAACCCATTTGCACCTCAAACCCTGCTCGATGAATATGAGGAAGATCGTAAACGTGCAATTCGTATGCAAGCTGCTGGAGATCAGAATGCATGGGCTATGTTTGAGCACGTTTGGCATGGTGCATATATTGAGTTCAGCCAAGCAATTATTTTTTCAGGTCGTTATGTGATTGACGAGTTTGAACCACAAGCTGATTGGACTGAGGTTTACTACGGCTCGGATTGGGGATTTGCGCAAGATCCAACGACACTAAACCGAATATTTATTCATGATGATGTGCTTTATATTCGTAATGAAGCCCATCAAGTCGGATGTGAAATTGATCATTTACCTATGTTGTTTGACGAGGTACCTGGTTCAAGATCACATAAGATTAGAGCTGATTGTTCAAGGCCTGAAACGATTAGTTATATGAAGCGGCAGGGCTTTAAGATTGAAGGTGCTGAAAAGTGGGCTGGATCTGTAGAAGACGGTGTAACTTTCATGAAGAAATTCAAGAAAATTGTTATTCATCCAGATTGCCCAGAAACAGCAAGAGAATTCAAACTCTATTCATACAAGGTAAACCGTGCAGGGGATGTGTTACCAGAAATTCTGGATATGCATAACCATCATATGGACGGCATTCGATATGGCATACAGCCGTTAATCAAAGGTCGTTCACCTAAGAAACCTGCAACTGCAGGAAGTCGTACATTTTAACTAAGGTATCAAAATGGCAAAGTCAAAAAACAAGGACAAAGCGCCTAAAAAGGCTTTGTCTAAAGGATCTTTATATTCTCAAGAAGCTGTAAGTCAATTTTATAAATTAAGTAAGCAAATTGATTTAGATGAGACATTACGCAAAGCTGGTATTAAACGCCATCACTTAGCAATTCTTCTTGATGATGATGAAATCTCACAAGCAGTCGAAACGCGAGTAGATGCATTATTGGCAACGCCGTGTCGCTTTGAGCCAAGTGATACACCAGAAGCCATTTTATTAATGCAAGAAATTAAGGAATGGTTTGCAGAGATTGCTTCTGGTTCAATAAATGCATTGCTATTTGGTTATTCAGTTTTAGAAGCTGTATATGATCAGGCTGATGACGGGCAAATAGGTTTTCAATGGATTGGTGAAAAGCCAATGGAATGGTTTGAACCTAAAAATGATGGCCGTTTGATCTATCGACAGGATGGTTCGGGTAAAGAGACCGAAGTGGATCAGCTCTTTAAATTTTTCATGACACGGCGCAAAGCGACATATAAGCAGCCATACGGTAAGGCATTGCTCACCATTGTGTATTGGTTGGATTTCTTCCGTAAGAATGGATTCAAGTTCTGGGCAAAGTTTTTAGAGCGTTTCGGAACACCTATTCTAAAAGGGAAATGTAAAAACTCTGAACCCGATGAAATGAATCAAGCATTGTTAAGTGCCCACGCTCAAAGTGTCATTTCGATTGATGCAGAAGATGATGTTGAGATATTGGCCGTCTCTTCAAATGGGAATGCTGGCACATCATTCGAGACCTTTAACAATACGATCATCCGCCAAATTCAGAAAGTGATTTTAGGTCAAACTCTTACAAGTGGAACTGATGGCACAGGGAGTCGTGCATTGGGTGAAGTCCATGACAATGTTCGCAAAGATAAATTGAATGCGGATATTCGATTAGTGACACCTACATTTCAAGCTATTGTTGATGCGCTTTGTGCCTTAAATGGTTGGGGCAAGCATGAAATTATCTTAGGTGAGAAGTCTAAGCAGCTTAATAAGGATCAGGCTGAGCGTGATGTAAAACTTAAAGATGCTGGTGCTGTATTCACTCCACAATACTTTATTCGAGAGTATGGATTGCAAGAGGGGGATTTAGCCGAAAGTCTGCCAAGCCAAACACCACAGCCACAATTTAACGCGTTGCCTAATCGTCCATTTAGTTTTGCTGCTTCAATTAAGAAATTCTCACCAGATCAGCAAGAAATTGAGGAACTCACAGACGGGCAAGGGTCAATTCAATTACTGAGCCAAACTGACGTAAATGAATTAGTGCAAAAGAGTAACTCACCACAAGAACTGGCTTTTAACTTGATGAAATTAATGCCGAATGCAAATGAATCAACATTTACGGCCAATTTGGATCAGGCTTTATATGCTGCTGATGTGTACGGGTATGTGACGGCAAAAGGAGGGAAGTGATGCAACCACTTTCATTCCTTGAAGCAATTCAATTTGCTGTAAGCCGAAAGATCGTATTGCCAGATGAGTTTTACAAGCTTGATTTAAATACGAGACAAATGGCCACAACGGTTAGTTTTCTTTCTGGTATAGAGCAAATCGAGACCGTCATTAAGTCTGTGAACCAGGTACTCATTGATGGTGGTTCGTTCAATGACTTTAAAAAGTTAGTTGAGGAAAATGAGATCATCTTGAGTGAGCCTTATCTCAAGAATGTTTTCAGAACCAATATTCAAACGGCGTACGGTCACGGACGTTGGCAACAGCAGCAACGAAATAAGGCTAATCGCCCATATCTAATGTATGTTGCGATCAATGATAGCCGAGTTAGACCTTCGCATTTGGCACTGAACCGAATTATTCGACACATAGATGATCCATTTTGGTTGAAATACTATGCGCCGTGGGATTTTATGTGTCGATGTACGATCATCGCTCTAACCGAAGAGCAGGCGCTTAAATACGGCATAACAGCCGATGAGGATCTACCAGTTATTGCAGAAAATAATGGATGGTCCACAAGCCCGCTTAACTTTGGCGAAATGGAGTCTGTTGTTGACACTAAAATTGCTAATTCAATCTTGGATAAAGAGTATCTGCTTAGTCTCAAGCAAAATGTAATGGCTGAATGGAAAGCGAGTCAAAAGTTATCAAGCTTATTATCACCGATGGATGATAAAAGCCGTGATCTTTTTCAGACCATAGCCGATACAGTGATTCCACTAGATCCAACGATCAGACCAAGTGCAGTTAAAACATTTTTAGATTACGTTCAGGGCAATGATACTGCTTTGACAGCATATCTAAAAAACAAGCCAATCAGTTTGGCAGAAGAAGTGTTGCACCGTTGGGTTAAAGAGGATATGGCACAAATTAAAGCAGTGGCCAGTAACTTTTCTTTTACGGTGATAGGGTCTGCAACATTGAATCAGGTTGCAGCTTTACAAGTAGGGCAAACATTAAAGCTTGATTCGCCGTTGTTGGTTGCGAATCAAGGCTCAGATGTGGTGATTCAAATCGAAAATGCAAACGGTTTGGGTATTGATTTAAACAAGCTCAATGCAGGTCAAGGCGTTTTATTTGAGATTGGGCTTTCATTTGAAGTTATCACTATTGAAACAAATCGAGGGCAATTAATTTACACATTAAGAGCCTTAGTTAATTAATACATTCAACACAAAAACCGTCCTATTTGGGCGGTTTTTTATGGAGAAACAAAAGTGGCAGGAGATAAAGAAACGCAAGCACCGCCAAGCTCAGCATTCCAGTTCAAAACTCAACCGTTCGATGTTGCTAAACAAGCAGAAGAAGGCAAGAAGCGCACCTTTACGGGTGTTGCTTATAGTGGGGAGGTTATCCAAGGGCATTATTGGTGGGGTGACGTTGTATTTGATTTGGACACAATGCAGGTGAAAACGCCTTTAGGTGCTCTGATTGATCATGATACTGGACGACGAGCTGGTGTCGTTACAAGTTTCAATAAGGACAACCAAGGAGGCTTACAAGTCGTAGGTGATCTGCTCTCGAATAAGTATGGCCAAGAAGTCGCTCAGGACAGTGATGAGGGTTATCCATGGCAGATGTCAGTTTATATCGTGCCTGGTTCAATTGAAGAAGTTGAGCGAGGCGAAGTTGAGGTAAATGGCAAAACTCTAAAAGCTCCAATTACGGTTTTTCGAAATGGGGTTATCCGTGAAGTTTCATTTTGTGCGCTTGGTGCTGATGACAATACGTCTGCAGTAGCGGCAAGTCACACCCCTAAACAATTTAACAAGCAAGAGGACACAGACGTGACCGAAGAAGAAAAAGCCAAAGCGGCTCAACAGCAAGCAGAACAAGAGCGTGATGCTGCATTGAATGAGTTAAAGCAATTCAAAGAGCAAAAGCGTAAAGATGATATTGCTGCACTTGAAGCAGAGTTAAAAATCCAATTCAGCGCTGAAGATAAATCGTCTTATGCAGAAATGGATGAAGCTGCTTTTACATTTGCAACAAAGCAGCTACGCCAGTTCTCTGCAAAAAATCCACATAACAGTCGTGAAGGCTTTAATGCTTTATTCGCTCATCAAGCAAAAGCTGGTGAGGATAATTCAAAACAACAATTTGGTGCTGGTTCTATTGTAGATCAAGCAAAACAACGTAAATAAGAGGAATCCGCAATGGTTCAGACAGTACCAGATACACACGTAGCAGTAAGTAGCGTAATTGCGTGGGAGCTTGAAGGTAATCATCGCCCGAGTCGAGAAAATGCGGTAATTGCAGCAAGCCAAGATTTATCAAATGGCACAGTCATTTCATATAACGCGAACAATCAGGTTCAAATCTTTGGTGGAGCAACAGATGAAGTTGCAGCAGGAATCTTCATTGGTGAGCGTATTGTGACAGGTGCAGGTCAAACAGCAAATGGAGTGGTTGTTGCGCGTGATGCTCGATTTGTAGATGGCACATTGATTTATAAATCAGGCTTAAGCAACGCCAAAAAAACAGAAGCTTTAGCAAGCCTACAAGCTTTACACATTACACCAGTTCGTGCAGCTTAAAGGGGCTAAAACATGGAATTAGATCAATCAGTATTTAGTACAGAAGAATTATCTTTAGCTATTACAAATTTACCGACTCGAATCGGTAATCCATCGGACATCGAATTGTTCCGACAAATCCCTGGCACTACAAACAGCTTTGGTGCTGAGTTTATGACAGAGACTAATATTCTTGTCCCGACAACTGCTTGGGGTGGTGTAGCGCCTAAGAATAGTTCGGGCTCTCGTATTGCGAAGTCATGGACAATCCCACACATGCCGCTTGAAGATGTTGTTTTAGCGTCAGATGTAATGGGTGTGCGAGCATTTGGAAGTACAGCTGCTGAAACTGTGCAAGGTAAAGTACTAGACCGCTTACAAGCAATGAAAAACAAGATTGATACAACTCTTGCATTTCGTCGCTTGAAAGCTAAACAGGGAATTATTGTTGATGCTGATGGTTCAACAATTATCAATTACTTCACTGATTTTGGAGTAACACAAACTGAAATTGATTTTGACTTAGGCACAGCCACAACCAATGTAGCTGCTAAGTGTCAAGACGTAATTGATGCAATTGAAGATGGCTTGGGCCAAGAAATCTATACATCAATCGAAGTGGAAGTGGATCGTGCATTTTATGACGCTTTAGTGGCTCATAAAAATGTCCGTGAAGTGTTCTTAGGTTGGTCTGCTGCTGAGCAAAAACTTGGTCGCTCAAATTCATCAGGATTTGAATTTGGTGGGCTTAAGTTTATCGTGAATCGTCAATCAGTCGGTGGAACACCGATTTATGCAGAAAAAACAGGTTCAGCATACCCACGCGGTACTCAAGATGTATTTGTAACCGCATTAGCGCCTGCTGACTTCAATGAAACAGTGAATACTTCAGCATTGCCTTATTACGCTAAACAGCGCACGAAAGACTTTGACCGCGGTTTTGATTTGCATGTTCAAGCAAACCAATTGCCGACTGTCTTAAAGCCGAAAGCATTGGTGAAGGTTAAATCAACTACATAACGGTGGTGATTTATGTATGCGACCAGACAAGACCTTGAAGCTAGATTTGGGGCAAATGAATTAGCCAATCTTGAAGCCATGCAGACTAATCCTGATGCTGTCAATGAGGCCCTTCAGGACGCAACCGAAGAAATAGACGGTTATGTTGGGGTCAAATATGCTTTGCCATTACCAAGCATCCCCACAACATTAAAGCGAGTAGCGTGCAACATCGCACGTTATCGTCTTTACTTCCAGCGTCCAACCGAAGAAGTTGAGAAGCGTTATGAATCTGAACTTGAGTACCTGAAATCTCTAGCTGCTGGTAAAGCTGTTCTCAATATTCAGAATGAGCAAAATGAAGTCGTTGAAGAAAAGCCAAGGCGTAACCCGAAATCAATTCCGATTGGTACGAGTTATACAGGTGGTGTTTTCAGTGATGAGCAGTTGAATAAAATGCCAAGCGTTTAGGAGGTTTTATGCCAATTGCTATTTCGCTTCAAGCTGATGGTGAGTCGGCGATCATTAAGTTGTTCGAGCATCTTTTAGGTTATGACCAAAAAGCCATGTTTGATGAAATCGGTGCTTATGGTGTTAGTTCAACTGAGCAGCGATTTTTAGAACAATCTGATGTAAATGGTAATCCTTGGAAACAATCATGGAGAGCTAGATTACAAGGTGGTGAGACCGGTAGAGATACAGGGCAACTGCTTTCAGGCTTACATCACAACGTTTTATCCAACGGTGTTGAATGGGGATCGGACAAACAATATTCGATCCCTTTTCATTTTGGCGCTCACATTGTGCCTAAAACTGGTCAATACCTTGTCTTTAATGTCGGTGGTAACTGGCGGAAAGTGAAAGAAGTTACTAATCCACCTCGACCATTCTTGGGTATTAACCAAGAAGATGATGAGGCAATTCTAAACATTATTGGGAGGCATTTAAGTGGCTAATTTCTTCGCCGTGCGTGCAGAGATTGCTGAAAAGCTCAAAGAAATTGCAGCATTTAAGCAAATCTATACGCCGTTGAACTCTGTATCTGTAACCGAGATGTCTCAAGTCACACCATCTGCACACGTCAATTTTGTGCGGGTTAAAAAGATTGATGATGCAGGTAAGGGCAAGAGCAATTTACTTGGGTTGCATTGGTCGGTAACGATTGCTTGTCGTAATGCACAGGCACAGTTAAATGATATCTCGACCTTGGCTGATGAGGCAGGTGAACTATTAGATCAAGTTATTGAGCTTTTGGCTGGTTGGGAACCTGACAATTCTATCGAACCTTTACAGATCGTTGATGTTAAAGATGGTTATGGTCCTGCATTCGTTTATTACACCGTGATTTTCGAATCACGAAGAATTATTTAGGAGCTGCTTCATGGCAGATAAACAATACAAAGCCCTCAAACCTGTAGGGCGTTTTAAAAAAGGTGATTTTGTCGCTGGGCTCAGTGATAAACAAATCTCAAATTTGCTTGAAATCAAGGTTATTGAAGAAGTAAAGCAAGATCAAGAGGCCGAAAAAGAGATTCCATCGGTTGAAGTTAAGCCAACACCAAAACAGAAAGAGGTCAAAGTAAATGGCTAAGGAATATATCTATCTTCAAGGTAAGTTTTACTTATCTAAAATTTCAAATGGTGTAGCAGGTGTGATGCGCTTCATTGGGAATGTGCCTGAGTTTCAGATTGCGATTACAGCTGATTTGATTGAGCATACTGAAAGTACATCGGGCAATAGCACAACAGACTTCACGATGGTGAATACTACTGGTGTAGAATTCTCAGGACAGATCGAAGAAATCAACGCTAAGAATTTGGAATACATCTTATCTGGCACAAATCATGAAATCGCATCTGCCACTGTGACAGATCAAAGTATTGGAACGGTTGCAGTTGGTGAAGAGATTCAATTAGGTGGTTACAACCTATCAGCAGTTTCATTTACTGATTCAGCAGGCACACCAGCAACAGTTGATTCTTCAAAATACACATTGGATGCGAAGTTTGGCACAGTAATTTTTAATGATGTTACTGACTTAACTATGCCATTAAAAGCTACATATACGACTGGTGCAGTTACGCAAACAACAATCGCGACAGACCTAGAAGAAGAATATGAGCTGTTCTTCAAAGGATATAACAAAGCAACCAAGACTCATGTTGCGGTTCGTTTATGGCGTACTAAGAAGTCACCTGAAACAACCTTCCCATTGATTCACAACGAACTAGGTCAATATGAGATTCAAGGTCGTGCGTTATCTGATGTAGAAAAGGAATCAGATGCAACTCTTGGTGTTTACGGTCATATCGTAACTATTCCAGCAGCAGCTTAAAACAATACGTGCAGGCACAGGGGCGCATAAGCGTCTTTTTTTGTGCCTGTAATTTAGGATTATTTCTATGAATGACTTTTTCCTTTTGAACAATGAATCATTGCCCCATGTTTTTGTTGATCAGAATATTGAGATTAAACAAATCCAAGTAAAGAACTTAAATCGTTTTGCTCAATTTGCAGATCCAATTAAAAAGCTAGATAGTTATTCAATAGAAACAATCACGCCGTTAGTTGAGTCTCAGATGCTTAATATCATGGGTATTTGCTTAATGGTTACAACCATAAGACCAGAATCATTTGAAGAGAATTTAGAGCAACCTACAGCGATTGCTGAGCTTGTTCTTAAGATTATTGAAGTAAATGAGGAATTCTTTAAGAAAGAACCTAAGGGCGAAAATAACAAAGATTCCAGTTGGTTTAATGCGATTTCATACCTTATTAAGCATGGCCATAGTGAAGAAGAAGTTTTAAATATGTCTTATGGCGCATTTTTAAAATATTTAAAAGAAGCCCAATCGATCGAAAGACGAAAAATCAAATCCTATGCCATTGCTACCAGAGTGGCCAATCATGCGAAAAACCAAGCTTGGGAAAAATATTTAAAACAATAAGTTAAAATAACTCTAGGGTTATTGTATTTTTATAACTCTAGGGTTATAATGTATTCATCAAGTTAATTAGGGAACAATGTGAAAAGTCTGGATTTAATCAAGATGATTGAGGCAGACGGTTGGTATGAGGTAAGAGTTAAAGGAAGTCACCATCACTTTAAACATCCTACCAAAGAGGGGCTAGTAACAGTACCTCACCCGAAAAAGGATTTACCAATTGGAACTGTTAATAACATCTTGAAGCAAGCGGGTCTAAACTGACCCGCTGCACTCAGACTCATATAGTCCTATATCGTTGTACGGTTTTGTACATGAGGTGAATGCAATGTTATATCCAATTGCAGTAGAAAAAGGATCTGATACGGAAGCATACGGCGTAACAGTTCCAGATATTAAAGGCTGTTTCTCAGCAGGTGATACTTTTGAGGAAGCCTTAAATAGTGTTAAAGAAGCAATTGCAGACCATTTAGAAATCTTGGCTGAAGATGGTAAAGATATACCGTTAGCATCAGAAGCAAGTAAATATCTAAACGATGAAGAATTTAAAGGCTTTATCTGGGCTGTAGTTGATGTTGATGTAAGTCGATATTTGGGAAAGGCTGAAAAGGTCAATGTGACTTTGCCTTGTCGCTTAATTCGTATGATTGATGATCAGGTTGGCAAAGATAAGCAGTATAAATCAAGATCTGCTTTTCTTGCAGCTGGTGCGGAACGATTGCTACTCGCATAAAATAAGAACCTCCCACGGGAGGTTTTTTATTGCTACAAATTTCGCCGTTTGTTAAATTCAATTTCTAAACAAACTTTATGAATTAGAAAATTAAATGGCAAATAAATGTATTAGTTGCAATAACTGCGGTTATGTGGGGTGGTCTAAGAATCGTGGTAATTTTTTAATTACCATTGTTCTTCTAATTTTCTTTGTCTTGCCGGGTATTATTTACGAGATTTGGCGTAGAACTGGTTTAGGTAATTGCTCTAACTGTGGTTGCAATTTAGTTGTCCCATCTAGTCAATGCAATTCTAAAGATCGACATTTCCAGCTTGATGTTGGGGGGATCGCTACAGCATTGTTGGGAGTAGGTAGTTTAATTATTGGTATTTTTATATTGTATGTAGTTCTTGAACATTGGATTACTACAGGGCAATTAAGCCGTACAAAGCAGCCAGAAGAATTATTTGAGCAATGTTATAAGGATGGTCTTAAACACTATCAATCAATTAACCAGTACCCGATGCTTTCAGATGGTAAGACCTTAACTATGGATAAAATCCAGTTAGATTGTAAAGGCAGCACAACAGGAAAGTATGTAGCTAAGTAAAGCAACCAAAAATTTAAGCCCGACCAAGTGTCGGGTTTTTTAATGCCTAAATTATAAAAGAGCGGGTATCTGTTGACACCATACCCCCTGTAGGTCTTTAAAAGCCTATTGACAAGATTTACTATTTTTCTAAGCGAAGCCGACCTTAACAAGTCGGCTTTTTTAATGCCTGAGTGTTTTATTTGCATTCTGCATTCGGGTTCAACATCACTCTAAAGGAGTAAAAATATGAATGCTATGTTAAAACCAATCGAAATCGTCAATGTTGAGAGTGGCGAACCTATGACAAGTACTTTGCAGATAGCATTGGGCTTGGGCATTCAACACGCCACTATTATTAAATTGGTGAGAACTTATATGCCTGATTTTCAGGAATTCGGCTTGGTTAGATTTAAAATCCAACCAAGATTGGAGGGTCAGCATGGTGGTGGTGATGTTAAATTTGTTCCGCTGAATGAGCAACAGGCAACGTTTTTAATGACGCTAATGCGAAATAGCCCTCGGGTAATTGAGTTCAAGAAAGCACTTGTTAAGGCATTTTTTGAAACACGAGAGTTTATTCGCTCACAAGACCAAAGCTACAACAACATTCACAATAAATTAACTCTGCAATTAGATTTAGAAAAAGCAGATGCGAGTCTTGCTGGAAGTATTCTTGGAAGCTATCGCAAGAAACGAGACTTATTAATTACAGCTATAACTGAGGTTGAGAGATTAATGCAACCATGTTTGTTTGATTAAACCCTTTTTGGATTTTAAATCTGAAACGTACTAAATGGTTTAATTAATATGTCTAATAAGTGTTAAGGGTTGGATTTTAAATCTAGCCCTTTTTTATTGTGAGAATAAAATGTCAAAAGAATTAGTATTTAAAGTCGTCATGCAAGGCGATACAAACAACTTTGATTCATCGGTTAAAAAGTCGAAGCAAACTGCAGAGCAGATGTTTCAAGCCATTGGAACTGCAGTTGAAGAATTAGAGAAAAAGACTAAAAAATCTTCTGATTCAACAAAAAATATCGTCTCTACAGAAGCGCAAGACCGAGTAAAAGACCTCACGGCTGAGTTAAATGCAGCTACAAATGTGATTGTCGCATTGGGAGATAAAAGCACAATTTCTGCAAAAGAAATTCGATCAATGTCTCAACAAAGTCAGCAGGCAATATCATCCTTAAAAGATGAGTTAGCAGCTGCACAATCTCAATATCTGCAACTATCTCAAGCAAAAGCTTCACCTCAAGATATTGGTGAAGCAATAAGTAAAATCACGGATATAAAAAGAGCAATTCGTGATGTTGAAACAGCGTTTGGTGCATATCAAACGGTTGCTACGAATGCGATGACAGGTGTTACAAAAGCAACCAGTATCACTATCAATGAAATTCAAAAATTTACTTCAGTAGATTTAAACGTAGTTATTTCCGAAGCTCAAAGTGCTACTCGTGCTATCGAGTCTATGGGAGATGGTGCGGTTGTATCTACAAAAGAAGTTCAGCGGATTAGTCAGCTTGGTTCTACTGCTATTGAATCCTTAACACGAGAATTAAATAGCGCAAAAAAGGCATGGGTAGATTTATCCAACTCAAAAGGTGTTGATTTAGAAGAACTCACAGCAGCAAAAGAGCGTGTGCAGGGGCTTGAAAGAGCATTAAATCTAACTGAAACATCAATGACTGAGTTTAAAGTAGCAACTCAGCAGGCTATACCTGTTATTGATCATTTAGACCAAACTTTAGATAGCACTAATAAAGAGCTAATTCAAACAGACACACTTGCAGGCAAAGCCTCGCAAGGTCTACAGGAACTACAAAATAGTTATGGGCTGTTAACCAATGTCTTAGCAGGTTTGGGTATTGGTGTAACGGCATCTGAACTCGCCCAAACAGCTGATGAGTTTAAAAATCTTGAAGGTCGTATAGGTCTTGCTACTGGCGAGACAGGAAATTTTCAAGCAGCACTCGATGGTGTTGTTGAGGTTGCTTTACGAACAAATTCAAATTTATCTGCGACAGGAGACTTGTTTGCTACGTTAACAAGAGCAACCAAGGACATGAAAACCACCACAAATGGGGTGATAGTAGATTACAAACTAAGTCAGACTCAATTATTACAGCTTACAGAAACGATTAACCAGTCTATTAAAATTAGTGGGGCAAGTGCGCAAGCTAGTGAAGCTGCAATAGTTCAATTTGCTCAGGCCATTGGATCATCAGTCCTACGTGGTGATGAGCTTAATTCCATTCTCGAACAAGCGCCAAGATTAGCACAAGCCTTAGCAGATGGGTTGGGCGTGCCGATTGGAAAGTTAAAAGAACTTGGTGAAGCTGGTCAGTTGTCAGCTGATGTGGTGATCAAAGCATTGCGTCAACAATCTGAAGTGATTGCTGCGGAGTTTCAAAAACTGCCAATAACAGTGGGTTCTTCTATAGAGAATTTAAAAACTTCATGGATGGTCTATATTGGCGAGCTTGATAAATCAAATGGTATAAGTGAGAGCGTTGCCAAAGCAATTAAGTACATTGCTGACAACTTAGATCAATTAGTTTCATCACTAACTTTTGCAGCACAAGCATTCGTTGCCTACAAAGCCATTGGCATGGCAGCTGTGTTCTTAGAAAAAGCAAATAGTGTAAGAGCTGCAAGCATTGCAATTCAGCAAGAAACAGTTGCATTAACCACAAATACCCAAGCTCAACTTACCAATGCAAATGCCGCAAGAGCCAATGCTGCTGCCCATGCAGGCGTGCAATCTGCGGCAAGTAATCTCTTTCCAACATTCACAAAAGCTGCAGGCGGTTTAAGCACCTTGCTTTCTCGTTTTGGTGCATACGGTATGGCTGCCGCCGCTGTAGTAGCAGCTGGTGGTTTAGTTAAGAATATGTTTGAGGATACTGGCAAAGCGATTGGTGAAAATGCGGCAAAATTTGTTTTATGGTGGAATGGCCAAAAATCATTAGAGCAATCTGAAAAGGAACTTGCTGCCCAGCAAGAGGAATCCAAAAAGAAACAGGAAGAGCTTGCAGCTGCACGAGAAAAGGCGGCGGCAAAGGACGAGCTGCTTAGGAATGCTGCTCTTGGTTTGAATGAAGTTTCGAAAGCAACAGTTGCTGAATTTGATAAACAAATCAAAGCAGGTGAGCAAGTATCTGTTGTTCTGGATAATATCGCTAAGTCATTTAACTTTGACAGCACTACAGGCATTACCAATGCAATTACAGCATTATCTGCGCTACAAACGCAGGGGAAGATCACAGGAGATGAGGTACGAAATACACTTTCAAATGCTTTAAAAGGTGTTGATTTATCAGAGTTCCAAGGCAAGTTAGCTGCAATTCCAGTGAATCTAGAAAAGCGGTTAGATGAAGCGAACAATAAGATCAAAGCGAAACAAAAAGAACTTGATGATTGGAAGAAAGCAAATTCAGAGATGAACAAAAAAGATTGGGATACCAATGTTGCAAAGTTTAGAACTGATATTGAAAAACTCCAAGCTGAAGCAAGTACTTTGCAAACGCAATATGCAAACTCTGTGAAATCTGCTGCTACTGTTCAAGGCGCTATTCTTGACGAGGCGATCAGACGTACTGGACTGAGCTATGAAGAATTAGAGGGTCAGTCTACTAAAGCATTTCAGTCGGCTATGAGTGATGTAAAAACGATCATTAAAGGTCTGGATGAATTAAAGGATCGTGGTGTAGATGTAGGCAGAGCGCTTGATGCAAGCCTTAGTAATGCAATTGATACTGCGACCAATCAAAAAGAAATTGACAATTTGAAGGCGAAAATTGTCGGTCTGAAAGGCACTCTTGGCGATAAAGTTACTGATGGCTTGTTGCAACAAGCTGAGCAGAAGCTTATTGATATTCAAAAGGAGGCCGATAAAACCAAAGCTGGCATTAACTCAGTGGCAGAAGCTTTTGGAAAGTTTGGCATTCAAACCAAAGCAGAAGCAGCATTATCGGCCAAAAGCTACATGGATGCTTTTGGCGAGATGGAGAAAAGCGGGCAAGCAACGACTGGTCAACTTAGACAAGCTTTGATGAAAATGACCGATGACATTTATAACAGCGGTGACGCTGCAAAGATTGCTTGGTATGAATCTAAGCTTGCTTCATATGATCTGAAATCATCAATAGATGATCTAGGAAAAGCATCAGTCAAAACAATGAATGATGTGGCTAATTCTGCTAGAAATGATGCAGGTCAAGGCTTTAGAGACTTAGGAAAGATTGCCCGTGACGAAGCCAAATCAACTGCTCAAGAATGGGAAGATGCAATGGCTAAGGTTGATGCAGCTCGTAAAGCTAAAGATGCTGCTAATAATAGGGGCTTGTCTGATCTTCAAGGTGGTATTGATCAAATGGCGCAGGACTATTACGACCGATTAGTTGCAGCTGGTATGGATCAAAGCAGAGCGCGTGATCTTGCTGATAAAGCTCGATACAGTCTTGCTGTTGAAACAACTACATCACTTAAAGGCGGAACAACTCAGAACATGAATACCACTAAGCAAGAAATGGAGAAAACACTTGCTTATTGGGAAAACAGAAATTCGAGTAAGTCTGGAAGTGCCAGTGTATCAACAGGAAATAACAGCCCATCAATCCAAGTTCCAAGCATTCAAGCTCCTACTATTGAGTCACCTAAGATGCCTAATACTTCCGATATTTCTACACCGAAGACTCAAATTTATAAATTTGAATTTAATGGAAGCGAAATTGAATTTCAGGGTGATCCATCTCAACAAGATTTAGTAAATGATTTCTTTAGTCAGCTTGAGCAGGCTAAAAAGAGGTTCTAATGAAATTTATACGCAAAGCAACAAACGAAACCGTTCTTTTAGAGAACGGTTTTTTATTTTCAGATGAATTTAACTGGAAGCCAGTTGAGCAAAATCAAGAATACGCCGTTGATGGGACGCTGATTGTGCAAGAGGGTAAAAAGAAATCTGGCCGCCCCATCACATTGCTATCAAAAACTGAGAAACAGGGTTGGATAAAAAGAGCTGTTTTATCTGTGATTCAAGATTGGTCAGCTTTACAAGATGAGCAATTCACCCTTGTATTTGAATATCCACACGACACCCGCCAGTTCAATGTGATTTTTAACCATGCTGATGGAGCGATTGAAGCAGATCCAGTACGTGGCGTTCCCGCCATTTCCGATGGTGACTTTTACCGAGCAACATTAAGATTTATCGAGGTGCCAGATGCCAGTTGAGACCAATAATCTAGTTTTATACAAGTCTGAGCGCCTGACAGACACAACGGATGGTGGAGGAAAGTACTCTGGCCAAGTTGTCGTAGATGGTGAGAGCAATAACTTATTTCCTGATGTATCTGAGTTAGACCGCACTATGGGCCGTGTATCACTGCGTAAAATCTTTGCAGGGATTAATAACAACGATACTGAGTCTTTGATGGGATCAACTGTATTTGTTTCTAAGAATCCTGATGATCCGAATGTCTCGGCATTATTGTTCAGCACAGAAAGCCATACCGATGTTCGCTCTAATGCAGCCAACCGCATTGAAAACTATCTTGCTAAAGGTGGTCAGATCGCAGGAACGCCGTTAGATACGTTGTGGCAAGGCATGAAGATCATTGAGGCGGCAATGTTTAAAACAGATACTGAAAGTAGTGTTGGCGACACCATTGTTTTGATATCAAATGAGGGGTTGGGTACGGAATATGAACAGTATGTCCGTATCACTAAGGTTGAAACACGTATTGCTAAAATGATCATTAATGGCAATGAGGTCGAATACAAGATCGCAACTTACTCAATTAATGATCCATTGAATCGAGATTTCATTGGATTGTCAGCGGCACAGTGGTATGGCGGATCTAAATCACCGACGATCATTCGAGACACCATTGTGGCTGACACTGGTAAATACTATGCCAGTGTTGAGATAGCAGAAGATGTGGCAGTGAATAGTTTTACGATTCAAGCAGCATCAATCTTTTCACAGTTGATACCATCATCTCAAACTGAAACGCCTTTAGTTGATTTGAATGCGTTAAGTGAAAATGTTGCTTTAATTGCTGGTAATAGCGGAACGATTACTGCGACTTTCAACACGATTGTGAACACCAGCCAAAGCTTGTATATCGGATCTAGTGTTCTACCAGGTTCTGTTTCATTCACTCTATTTGGGCAAGCAATTACAGATAATGGCGGCATGTTACGCACTGTTTCAGGTATTCAAGTAGGTACGATTGATTACCAAACAGGTCTAATTGTTTGGACCAATGCAATTGGTACGGGTGCGGCAACAATCAACCTTACTTTTACACCTGCAGCTGCACCTACACAGCCTTTTGAATCCTATGCTTTTCCTGTTACGGCCAATAACCAAGGTACAAACTGGACAGGGGTTTTATTACCGATACCTGCACCGGGTGCGCTTAGTATTTCTTTTATGGCTCAGGGTAAGTTTTATACGTTAAAAGATAATGGAACAGGGAGATTGGTTGGTGCAAATGAATCGATTGGCACAGGCAGCATCAATTATCAAACAGGATCGTGGTTACTGACCACGGGTGCTTTGCCTGATGTGGGTACGCCAATCTTACTACTTTGGGGTACGCCTATAACGACCTTTGCACGCGCTGATCTAGCGGTATTACCAGCAGCCATTGAGTTTGATTTGAATCAACTAGGGATTGCTGCCAGTTCAGTGACGGTGACATGGCTGCTTGAAGGTGTTGAGAAAACGGCTACCAGTAATGCACAAGGGCAGTTCACAGGTGATGCAACAGGAACAGTCAACTATGCCACAGGAGTAGGTAAAATTATTCCCACCAAGTTGCCCCAAAAGAACACCGTGTTTAATTTTGAGTTCGATTATGGTGATCCCAAGACTCAAACGATATCTGCAGTTACACCTGATCTAAATAACAAGCTCACTTTTACGATCGGTGCTGGTTCTGCGATTCAGCCCAATAGCGTTGAACTCCAAATTCCAGTTTCTGAATATGAGACATCACCACCAGATAAGTTTCGAATTGTCACTTTGTTTGATGTTCCTATCGATGCAAGCACAGGTAATCTGATTGATCGCCTAGGTGTTCAACAAGGTACGATTGTTTATGCGACTGGAGCAGTTGAGGTTACTCCAACTTTAATAACCGGCAGAACAATTACAACGTATAAATCAGCTACATACTATGTGAGTAGTTAATATGTCTATACTTTTACCACAACACTCTTCTCAATCTGTTGCCCAAGTTACGCTTAAAGCATTCATAAATACAGATGTACAAGTTAAATATCGTGATACATCAGGGGTGAATGCTGGAACCAAACAAGTTATGGCTTCAAAACTTACCTTTGATTTAACACAGGGTTTTGATGAGCAGATCCTCTCAGGATCTGTTCGCTTTAAAGTGGGTTCTGATACGTTCATCGATCGGAATGGTTTGATCTATAGAAATATTGATAGTGCCACAGGCAGTGGAACTCAAAGCGGCACCATTCAATATGGTACCGGTGTAATCGATGTCGATAGCTGGACACCAAATGTTGATAACAATCTTGTGTTGCAATCATTAACTACGACGACAGATATGTTGCCCGTGCAGCATGTCAGTTTTCGGACACCAACTATTCCGATTAGACCAGGTTCTTTAACTGTGGTTGCAGCAGCAATGGCTGGTGGACAATTAACTCTGACTGCAAATGAAGCGGGTGTAATAGAAACAGCTCAAGCACATGGCTTGGTCAACTTTGAGACAGGTTTTGTTGACATCTACTTCTACACCAAGACTGAAATCACAACTGAAAATCGTGATGAAATCGAAGCGCAGGATTGGTATTTGCCAGAGCTAGAATATGTCGAATCAACACAAACATTCATCAATGTACCGTACTGGATAGATCCGACGAGTGTTAGATATAACGCCGTGGCTTATACCTATATTCCACTTGATTCTGAAATCCTCGGATTGAGTGCTACACGTCTGCCGCCTGATGGCCGTGTACCTATTTTCCGTGTAGGTGATATTGGTGTGATTGCATCATCCAAGCTTCAAGAGTTGCCAAGCCACGTAGCAGGGCAAACCTATGATTTAGATGATCAGCGTATATCCTGGTGTGAACTAGAAGATAGCGAGGGAACCAAAGTTCCTTATGACATGTACACCGTAGATTATGATTACGGGAAAGTGACTTTAAGTGGTGACTTTGCTTTGAATAGCCTAGTTGCTCCGATCTCAGCAGCATATCGCTATCAAGATATTGGCTTGATCAATGATGTTCAGATCAACGGCCAAGTGACTTTCACCAAGCCTGTGACGCACAACTATAGTGCGGCAGATTCTATTGTTGGATCTGTAGTTGTCGTCGGTGACATGTTTAGCCGTTATACATCGAAGTTTGTTCAAGGGACATGGAATAGCACATGGTCTGATGAACCAAGCGGCGCGGCCATTACTCCAAATTACAATGATGCACTTTATCCAATCGAAGTAACTAACAAGGGTGCAATTCAGGAACGCTGGGCGATTGTATTCACTGATGGGACAAACTTTAGAATTATCGGCGAGGTGTCAGGTCAAATTGGGAATGGCAACATTAATGATGATTGCATACCGATCAATCCAGTGACAAATGCACCTTATTTTAAAGTGAATGCATTGGGATGGGGAGCAGGTTGGGCTTCAGGTAATGTTCTGCGCTTCAATACGATTGCAGCAATGTATCCGCTTTGGTGTATTCGAACTGTGAAGCAATCTGAACCTACAACATTAAGCGATAACTTCCAGATCATGTATCGCGGTGATATCGATCGAGATGTTTAATTTAGGACTTTAAAGGGCTGCTGATGCAGCCTTTTTTATTGAGGGTAAAATTGCATGATTAAGCAGACACAAACAAAAATGTTTGATTTCTCTGACGTAGGTTTAGATTTCTGTGCTGGCTCTAAGAATAAGTTTCCTGAAGTTTTTAAGAAAATGCTTGCTACAGGATTTAATCCGCAAACTGTTTTAAGTGTTGTAATTAACGATGATCAAATTACTTTAACCTACGGTGTAAGTCATGGTTATGTTGCTGATCGAGTCTTACATGTCACTGCGTCAGGTGGGTTTGATAAAGAGGTCTATATTGACAGTGTGAATGGCCAATCCATTACTTGTACTGTGCTTGATGGAAATACAACAGGACTTACGGGAACGATTAACACTAAAATTGCTTCGCTTGGATGGGAGTTAATGTATGAATTAACTAACATTCACGTTTATAAGATGAAGCATATTGATGATACTGACCGCTACGTTAGACTGTGTTTTCAAGATAATTCAGCACATCGGAATGCTATTGCAGTATGTATCGGTAAGACCTACGATGCCGCAACAGGGTTTATTGATGATCCTCTTGCTTTTCAATCCACTGCAAATATTTCTTCTCCGAATGCGTCTGGGGTTCCAAGGTGGGACGGGTATGGCGCTAGTTCATCAAGTAATAACTACACATACTCTCAGGGCTATTCAACATACGGCAAAGGTGTATGTATAGGTAGTCCTTACCATTTTGCTTTTTTGGCGTGCTGGGGCACTGCTTATCCCTTGGATATTTACGGTATTTTTCCGACAACGCTGCATCCCTACGAACAGCTAGATTATCCGATAGTTATTGCAAAACAAAGAGATCAATACACCTCGAGTGGTGGTGAAGGTGTCTATGGTAACTTCTATGGAGCTACGGGTGGTGGGTATGCATATGTTGGTGATGTAAGAGTTAGTCTTGAAAATGGAAATACCACAAGTGTTGGTATTTTATATACATCTACAGAAAAATCACTATCTTCTGTATTGAGTAATTCTCTTGATAACTTCAACACAACAACAGCCAAGCTATTTGATGTGTTTGAACATGCTACTTCACAACATCTGGGATGTATGTACGGAGCGTATATGTGCTTGTACGGTAATGATTCGATTACCCCAACCATAAGTAAAACTGATCTACCACTTTTAACCACGGATATTGATTTCCAACAAAAAGTAGTTATTTACCTTTCTGGGTCTTCTAGTAATAAGTCTAGGACGACATATGTGGCTTTCCCTATTGAGGAGATTACCTATGGCTATTAAGCTTTTTAGGGTTTTTGCTGGTGGGTATATTCCAGACCCAAGTAAACTTGCTGCCAGGAATATCCGTGTAAGACCTAAGCCAAAGCGCTTAATCTCGATAGCAACCAGTAGCCAGGGATTTGGTAAAATCAATGGGACTACACAAAAATTAGGTGCGAATTATTCTCCTGTTCCAGTGTGCTTATTTCGTCGTGACAATCGCCAGATGATATGGGAAACCACTTCACATGCTGATGGTTCATATTCATTTAGAAATGTCGCAGTTGGATTGGAATGTTTTATTGTTGCTTTCGATCCAAATGAGCAATACAACGCAGTGATTCAAGACAAAATCTTGCCCTTTGATGGGAGGTTGGAATGAGTACACCATCCAAACTAGCCAGTCTTGCTATGCTGCAAGCATTATCAAATTATTTAGATCAAGGAGGCCCAAATGCCTCCTTGGTTTTTTATGATGATGTAAAGCCAGAAAGCGTAAATATTGCGGTGAATGATTCTGCTAAATTGCTTACTCTTACTTTTCCCAAGCCTTGTTTAAGCTCAATCGAAGCTGATTATGTTGAGCTGCAACCTTCAAATGCAGGCGTTGTCGTAAAGGCGAGCACACCAATTTGGGCGCGATTATTTAATGCAGCTGGTGATGCTGTCGTTGATGTCGATGTTGGAGATGGTGCAGATATTACGCTTGATAACTATGTATTTGCCGTTGGTGCAAGTATTAAGCTTGATGCGATTTATCTAAGCCCGATTTAAAAATGAGGTGGTAAATGTCTGAATACACACCGCCAGATCCGCACAACACTATTCTAAATTTTCGTCAAGAACTGAGAGAAATAGATCCGCATCAAGTTGTTCTAAATTTTGGTGCAGAAAATGGATTTAACTTCGCCAATATTGCTATTAATACGGCATTCCAATTCAGTGCTACAGGGCATTATGAGCCGCCTGTTGATGTTCATGGTTCAGCAAATCTAAAAATAGATACTTCGTTTCTATTAAGTACTCAAGGGATCTTTGATATTAATTTCATCCGTGGACTCAGCCACGTAGGTGTTTTTGAATATCAACGATCATTGCCAGCATTACTGGATCATCATATCAGGTATGGAAAATCAGTATTCAAGGCGCATAACAGCGCCTTTATTTTTGAGCGCGGTTTAACCATCTCAAACGCCGTTATAGCAGGCTTTGATACGTCTACTTTCTTACAGCAAACGGTTAGATCTGTATTTGAAGAAACAACGGGCTTGTCGAGTGGTTCTAAATTTGTTTGGCAAGAGAATGACAAGCGTTTCGTATCGCGCACTTTGGTTTTTGAAGAATCAGAAAAGTTACTGATCAATCGTCAAACCAATTGGGATGAAATGATCAGAAAGCGTAAGAAAATTACGTTTAGTCATGAAGTCGCAGAGTTTTTTGAAAAACGTTTTAGTTTCTTGCATGACAAGGGCTTAGAACTAGTCACAACGGATTCTATCCCGTGGGATGTGGCTAAGGCAGTTTATTACCGAAAATCAAATGTAGATCCAATTGAACCTCAACCGCTTCCTGAGTATGTCGGAACTACAAACCTTAATTTTGTTTGTTTATGTCATGACATTGATTCGCACAACGTCATTTTAAATTTTGGTGCTGATGAATGCTTACCTAACTTAGCACCCGTTGATTGGTGGTATATCGTGAATGAAATTAAAGTAACCCGACTTGATAACGGGCAAGAGATCCAAATATACAATGGCGATTACAGCACAGACCGAAGCAGTTGGAGTTGGTCATACAACCTAACCATTCCATTTTATGAAAAGTCTAAAACTGAGCCGATTAATGGCCAGCCTGTCATTCTAAAAATCATGATCAATGGCAATGAGCACCGCATGCTGCTTGAGAATATCAGTCGCTCAAGACAGTTTGGTAAGGATGTTTATAAGCTCTCAGGACGTAGTCCTACCGCACTACTTGATGCGCCATATTCACCAACACGATCATTCACGCAAGAAAATGAGCGATCGTCAGTGCAATTGGTTCAAGCTGAACTTGACAGAGTGAATAGTGACATTGTGCTGAATTGGGATCTGATCGATGCATTAGGTTGGATCTTGCCAGCTGAAAGTCTAAGTTATTCCAATCTGACACCAATTGCAGCGATCAAATTGATTGTAGAGGCAGCAGGTGGCTTTATTTACAGTGAGCCTGCAAGTAATACCTTGACGATCAAACCGCGCTATAAAAAGACATGGTGGGATTCAATTGCGATCGATGATTATGACCGTGTGATTCCTGAAAGTATTGTCACCGATCAATCTACTGATTATCAGCCTTATCCCGATTACAACGGGGTATTTCTTACTAACGATCGCACGGGTGACACTGGGAAAGTTAAACGAATAGGCACTGCAGGTGATGTACTTCAAGAATCGATTAATAATCCTTTACTCACTTCAACTACAGTGATGCATAGCAAAGGCCGTGAAGTACTTGCAAAGGCAGGGCTTGTAGAAAATCACAGTTTGTTGATGCCAATCACCCAAGAAATCGGCTTGTGTTTACCTGGTGAGCTAGTTGCTTTCAATGGCGATTGGTGGGGGATTGTCGATGGCGTCAGCGGTTCATTCACTCATAAGCTTGTGAATCAGACAGTCAAGATCGAGAGGGTGAATCGTGAGTAATATCTATAATCGCTTTTTCGAGATGCTGCCTAAAACGCCTGAGTTTATTGGAACTGTTCAAAGTGCAGATCATCCAAATTACAAAGTATTGGTGGTAGATGGTACGGGGCTTGTACTTTGTACCAGTGCCACGATCTTTAACGTAGGAGCAAAAGTTTACATAAGTGGCAATGAAATAAAGAGAAGTGCGCCCACGGGCGTTGTATATCAAATTGAAGTTTGACTTTAAAAAACTATGACCGCCAGTAGGCGGTTTTTTATTATCTGGAGAAATGAAAATGCATGAGCATTTATCGATCAAAGCACTACCGTGGGTTTTAAAAATCTTTGCTGCAGTTGTAGGCGCTATCTTCGCACTTACATTAAGTGGAGATATTGATAAGGAGGGACGAATCAAGATCAACATTGGTGTTGTGATGAAGTTTGTTTTTAGTGTGGCCATTAGCTTATTTGGAGGGGCTGCATTTATTGAGTATTTTAATTTAGGGCATTACTCACACATGGCTCAAGGCTTTGTAATGTTGATGTTTGCAGTGTTTGGGATGCTGTGCATTGGTATCTTGTATCAAGCTGTGCAGCTGATGAAAGGTAAGTCACTGGCCGAAATAATTGTTGAAGTGAAAGAAACGTTTAGCTCAATTTTTAAATAAATCTAATTTATTCCCGTACCGCCGAAAGGCGGTTTTTTATTGCCTAAAGGAAAGTGAAATGAACTTTAAGAATTTACAAAGAAAGCTTGGTGTTAAAGATGATGGTATTGTTGGTCGCGGCACTCTTACAGCCTTATTCAAAAAGTTAGGGGCAAATCAAAGTCGAGCTGAAGAACTGGCATTAGCTGCTAACGTACATTTTAAAGATTATGCAATTCTCTACAATGAGTTGCGATTTGCTCATTTCATTGCACAGCTTGCACATGAATCAGGTAACTTTCGATATATGGAAGAGATTGCATCTGGTGCAGCTTATGAAGGTCGTAAAGATCTAGGTAATACTGAAAAGGGGGATGGTACACGTTACAAGGGCCGTGGACCAATTCAATTAACTGGACGTGCAAATTACCAAAAATACGGACGAGCTTTGGGTATTGATTTTGAATCTCATCCTGAACTGGTATCAATTCCAAGCATTGGCTTACTTGTGGCGTGTAAATACTGGACTAATAACGGACTAAATGAACTTGCTGATCGTGATGATATTCTGAAAATCACACTTCGAATCAATGGTGGCACTAACGGACTTGATGACCGAAAAGCCAAATTGGCTTTGATAAAAGGGTGGATGTTATGACGAAAGATGTTCATAGGATTAATTGCAAACGCTCATTATCTTCACTGATACTGAGCGTTTTTATTTTGGGTCTATTTTCGGGATGCTCAGCTCATACGATTAATAGTAATGTGAATGTTGGGATATGTGTTAAAGCCTTCTAGGGAGGGCTTACCTTTTTATAAAGTTGAAATCTTAACTTTATATTGACCATTCATTTTTGGTGATTTTCCTGAGACAACTAATTCTTTAGTTACATCATCATAGTTGTAATTTTGAAATCTTTCTTCGAAATCAAGGTGAAATTCATATAAATTTAGCTCACCAACTTCTTCAATACTAATTTTTCCACCATTATAACCAGCCATAGTAATTTTAATTTCTGAATACTCTACAACATTCTTGATGTTGCTGTAATATTCAACTTTTCCTTTGAATTTGTAGTTGCCGTAATCATCTGACTTTAAATCGTTTTCGGTAAAGAATCTCGTAAGATTTATTAGGTTTTCCATCTTAATTTTCCAGAAGTGATAAAAGACAGATTTTATAACAACAATTCTATTCTTCCACAACCTCAGCATCCCACCAAAACTGCCCGCGCATCCTTGCTAAAAACCAATTAGCACTCATCCAATCTATAATTGTAATAGCATTATCAATATACTTGTTTTTGATGCACAACCTGAATAATCATTGAAAGAGAATTGGTAGATAGGGTATAAGGAGCCCTCATTTGATGGCTTAATCGGGATGACAATTTCTATCTAAAAACTGAATTACATCATTCTCTAAGTAAAGTTTGAGCTCTTTAATTTCCTTTATTATCTCTATACAAGTTTTATATAACTCTAATAAATTAGGTTCTGAATAGTAGTTAATAAACTTTGATTCTATATTATTCTGTTTGTCCTTTATATTTTCTTTTAATAGGATGAATCGTGGATCATTTAATTCTTTAGAGAGTCTAGTCAAATTTGAATATAATGTATTTGCTTTAAATGAGTAGTTAGTTTTTAGTTCAAAAGTTTCATGCCTCTTATTTTCCAATAGTTCAAGATTTACATGATTATCAATCTGACCATCTGATATCAGTTTGGAACAGTTTTTAACAAGAACAATATTAACCGAAACATCCAATAGACTATTTATTAAGTTATAAGATGTATCTATTACATGATTAATCAATTTAATTTTCTTAAGATATATTTGTTCGACTTTCCAGTCATTAAAAAGTTGAGATGCTATAAATGCTGCTACTAAAGTAGCAATCCCACCAAAGAAACTGGCTGTGATAGAAAAGGAATCCCTAAGTGCTAAGATGTATCCAGCTTTTTGATCGTAATACATATAAAAAATAAGACCGAATAACAGAATGGTGGAAAATGAGGTTCCAAGAATTATTGTAGAAACCATTTTATTAATCTTGAAATGTGAACCCTCATTTTTTTTAACAGACATCTTATTTACCAATAGTTCCAATGACAGGTATAAGTTGCGGTCCAGCCAATCTAGCCTTTCCAATTATTTCTAATAGCTCATCATAAGTTAATTCGAATTTATCTTCACTATCAAAAACATACTCGACATTCTTTCCTTCTAACTCAGGTGGTCTCTCGGGCACAAAACGTTTCGGAATTAGGATCTGTGCAAGTTGCTCGTTCGTTAATTTAAAAATATGCATAGTGATTATCCTTTAATGAGCAATAGCTCATTCCATTTGAATGGGTTTTTACTCAATTTATCCCGCGACATAGACCAGTTTCTGTTTGGCACAAAGCAGGGACCAATTCCAATCTTCTTCTTCCCAAATTTCTGATGAACACTTTCAAGTGCTTTCATCAGTCTTTCTTTCTTCTCTATCTCATCAAAGTCAGTTAGTAGGTCATACGTATGACCGCTCTTTGGCTCTAAACACGTTAATAGCACACCACACTTCTTATATTTGATTCCTTCCTTATAGATATGATCTAGCATTAATGTCGCTACCTTTGCTAGTTCAGGTGCAAAGTCTGTAGGCTCAGGAAACGTATAGCTGACTGACTTGTTGTAGAAGGGTACATTAGGGTCAAATGGATTTGATTGCACAAAAGCAATGATGGTACCGCAGAGAAGGTCTTCACTTCTTAATCGACTGCAGGCATCTTGAGCATACATCGAGATAGCTTCTTTTAAATCTGTGAGTTCAGTTACTCGATTACCAAATGATCGGCTGGCTACAATCTGTTTTTTACTTGGTGGTGTGTGTTCAATGTCAATGCATGAGATTCCCTGTAATTCAGCAACGGTTCTTGCCATCACGATAGAGAATCTTTTCTGCATTTCACGCGGATCTGAACTGGCGAGATCCAGCACGGTATTTATACCCATTGTTTGTAGTTTCTTTGAATGTTTACGTCCAACACCCCAAACTTCAGAAACATCGATTTGCGCCAGGTAATCTTCTTTATTGCATAGATCCATATTCACCAAATCACATACGCCATTAAAGCTTGGATTTTTTTTGGCGATATGGTTTGCAATCTTTGCTTCAGTTTTAGATCGTCCTATACCAACGCAGACAGGCAATCCGATCCATTTGAGGATCTTCTGACGCATATCTTGACCATACTCAGTTAAATCATAATTTTTATAGTAAGCAGTAAGGTCTAGAAAGCATTCATCAATAGAGTAAATCTCTTGCTCTGACTCTGTGACGTATTGACCAAGTATCTTATGAAATCGACGCGACATCTCTGCATAGAGTGCATAGTTGCTGGAAAGGACCTGAACGTTATACTTCTGAACAATATCTTTGATTTGGAAAAGGGGAACACCCATTTTAATTCCGAGAGCTTTTGCTTCATTGGATCTAGCAACAGCACAGCCATCATTGTTTGAAAGTACAATGACTGGCTTATCTATAAGACTTGGATTAAACATACGTTCGCAGCTGACATAACAGTTGTTTACGTCAACTAAAGCAAATACTTTGTTTTCGTGCTTCATCACTTTCTTGCTTTTTTAAGAATGAAAGTCACAACGCCCCAGATAATTAACTGCTGGCCTTCTTTAAGATGAATATCTTTAAACTCAGGATTTTCTGCTTTCAACCAACGTTCATTCAAATCGATTTGAAGACGTTTGACGGTAAAATCATTATCGATCAGAGCAACGACGATATCATCGTGTTTAGCATCAAGACTGCGATCAACAATCAACTCATCATCAATATCAATACCAGCATTGATCATAGATAATGATGCGACTTTAACAATGAACGTAGCACATTCATTTCTAATCAAATGCTCATTCATATCTATCTTTTTATCGATATAGTCTTGAGCTGGGGAAGGGAAACCTGCGGAAATTTTTTCAATTGCAGCCACAATAGACATGCGGATTGTAGGTTCAACCACGAAGATTGACTCAATATCACTCAAAGATTCACGCCTGAGATGATTCTTGATTTCGATGATATGGAAAGCGTTCATAGGTGTCACTTGAATTTGTTACATATTCAAGATGATATTCTAGAGCTTGTCTGAATTTCAAATTTAAAAACTTGTGGATAAATAAGAACAAGTCAAAAGTTGTCGCGCTTTAGTGTGTGTTTGGTCGGAATTTATGCATTTCAGTTTTTGGTGCAGCAGTGAACTCATCAATCGGCATTTCAAAGAATAGATTAGGTGCAGTCTCTGGTGTGCTAAATAACCATTCATTACGATGCTTAGGTGGAATAACAATAATGGATCTCTTTTCGTCATCAGGTGCGTGAAATTGATTCATAAATGGGTGATGATCTGCATTAATGGTAAGCATCGACATTGATCTGTATTCTTCGCCATCGATCACAGCATATTCATAAATGCCAGCCACAGTAAAAGGCATTTCATCACGTCTATAGATACCATACCAGTGTGATTTCCCATTGATGTATTTAGGCTCAAAAATTGTCTCGACAGGTATTAAGCAAAACTGCCGTTTCGTCCAGGCATTTCGAAAACTTGGCTTACTAGCCACAGTTTCAGTTCGTGCATTATAAGTGTTCTTAATTTTCTTAATATCTTTAGCCCAAGGTGCAATAAGACCGAATCTCGCAAGTCGCCACTCAAGTTCGCCATGCTTCGAGAACAGAATAGGGCCTGCGTAGTTTGGATATATATCTGTCTTATAGTCGAATGTTGGCTCAAGCAAATTTAGTAGTTGAGCGCGACTTTTTGCGATTGGTTCATAGTTGGCACACATAAGAATCTCCATTTCATGCATAACAAAACTATGAACAATTTATGTGTTCTGTTGATATGGAAAATTGTTGTTAATACTTTGAGGAAAAGGTTCCAATCTAAAGTTTTGGTTGGGAAAAATATATCCATAGCCTTTAAGAGAGGTGATGAAGAAAAGTTGAAGTAGTTGATGGATATGAGGAACTTTTAAGGTAATAATTGTACATCGTGCATACTTAGTGGATTTTATGGAGAAAATTAAATATTTAAGATTTTAAAAATAATTTATTTTTTGTTAAGACATAATTCACGCAAAATTATTGATAGTGTTACATAGGTATCGTAAATATTGACGAAATTGTAGGTTGGGGTCATTGACGATATTATTAGTTATATATATATTTCGCATATGCCACCACAAAGTGGTGGCACAATAGCAAGAAAACTTAATTTTTGGGAGGCGTTTTCTTGTCTAAACGTCAAAAACTCTTAGAAAAACTTAGGCGTAAACCTATTCCTAGAGATTTCACTTGGGATGAATTAGTGACTTTGTTAGGGCATTATCAGTATGTTCTAAAAAACAGCACTGGCTCTTCTCATTGTAAATTTTTAGGTCATGATAATCACATTATCATGACTTCAAAACCACACCCAAACAATACATTGAAAGGTGGGCATATTAAGCAAGCTCTTGAAGCAATTGATAGATATGAGCTCTTGTATATGACACCAATAGAGGATGACACAAATGTCTGACAATTTATTAACTTACAAAGGTTATTACGGATCTTTTGAAGTTAGTGTTGAAGACGACCTAATCTTTGGCAAGATCCTTTTTATAGATGACTCAGTTGGTTTCGATTCAGAAACAATCAAAGGTATTAAACCTGCTTTTGAAGAAGCTGTGGATGCTTATTTGGAGTTTTGTAAAGAGATAGGTAAAGATCCGAATCCATCATACAGTGGTAAAACTGCTATTAGATTTGATAGAGAATTACATAGAAAGGTTGCTTTATTAGCCAAAAAAGAAGATCAATCTATGAATGACTTTATTGTAACTGCTATTAAAAACCATGTTGAATGTGTAGAAAAAGGTACACATCAGTTGAGCAGTATTAACAAATATATTAGCGGTAAGCTTCAAAAAATTGTATTTGATACTCGTGATGAAAGTATTCAGCAAACAGTTCTTATAGAAAGTTCTAACAAGATTAGTAAACAAGTAGAAGGCAAAGGAGTTCAAAATGTCACATTCTGTTGATTCAAAGCCTTTGAGTTTACTTGAAATCACTGAGTTAATTATTAAAGCTCGTAACATTCATGAGGGTTACTATGTTCCAAAAATGGAACTTGCTTTTGGAGCGGGTATAGAATCATTCCAAGACTCAGATGATAACAAGGATGATATGCCTACAATTAAAGTTGGCATAAAAAGCATTGATATTCAAAAAGTTGAAACTAAGAATAAAGATTACTGTGTCGATGCAAGTATTGTTAACCCCAAAGTAAAAAGATCTAAAAAACAAAAAATTGAAGATTAATCATTATTGAACTATGTTATTAAAATACCTCCTTCGGGAGGTTTTTTAATATCCATTCGTCTGAATTTACTAACATTAATTCTAATATAGCTATAATGCCAAAAAACTAAAACAGAGAACTAAAATGACATTGCAAGGATTAATAATTGCTGTATTGGGGATTACATTAGCTTTTGTCAGCTATTTATATGTTGACTATAAAAAGACTGGTGGATATGAGCGAAATACGGATGGTTACTATGGCTATTCATTTCCATCGGATAATGGTCTAACCAAGGCTACTGATTGCAATCAGGCAATTACAAATTTTCCTAATGAAAAGCCGCCGTCTAAAGAGTGGATGGAAGGATGTCAGAAGTATTTTGAAATAAATTAAGTAGCTATAATTAGCAGTTTATCTTTTTATTATTGACTTGCTCTTTAAGTAGTTGTTTATTAAAAGAACAATTATAAAAGGGTAATAATGTATGAATAAATTTAAATTAATCTTAACACCAATATTCTTATTGATTAGCACTAGTCTGTATGCCGATCAGAAATTAAGTCCTGTAAAAGCTACAGATGTATGCATGCTACGACTGAGTGATAAATATACTAAATATGGACATTCCTATACTACATTTAAAATTGCTGAGCTGGCTGGTAGAAATGAGAAAGACAAATTAATCTTAACTTACTTTTCGCAATATCCAGATGAAGATAAGGAATATGATGCAATTGTAAATGCCATTAAAAATAAAATTCCTTTTCTTGGTGGTGAATTCAGCAGAGATGCTGTTAGAAAATTACACTCTTTACATGGTGGAGGCAGAGCGATAATAGATGGCAGAAGGAAAAGCCTAGAGAATGCGATTACTGTTAATTTAAAGAATCAAAATGATTTATGGAAAGCTGGATTACTTATTCATGCTTATGCTGATACATATGCACATACAGATGGGAAGTACGGTGCAAAAGATGAAAAAGCATTTGGACCATTTGCTGGCCATGCATTTCACTCAATCTTTGGTACAGATCCAGATAAATTTACTAACAAAGATAATATCCCCAAATATTCAGCTTATGTTGATCACCTATTTAATCTTCTAAAAACAAGTGATGCTGACGAAAAGGGGTTTTTAAACTATAAAACTTTAATTAACAATAATGATTGTAAATCGGACCAATGTTTTATGAATAAGGCTTTGCCTAAAACTAGCATTGAAAAAATTACATTATTTAAAGATTGTATGGATGAGAATATGCGCTCTTTAACTAAAAATGAAGTTCAAGGTGTATTAAATCAAATAAAGTAATGAATATTTATCATAGTGCTTAGCAATAAAGAAAGCCCAAATGGGCTTTCTCATAACTATAAATTTCTCGATTTGTGAACTATTCACTTAGTGATTTTAACTTATCAATCCACTTTGCATATGCTTCAGTCTGTGGCGGCAAGTACTCATAATAATCATATGTACCTTGTTCACCAGACATTACATGACCAATCATAAGTTGTGCAACGTCTCGCGATGTAAATGCACTGAAGTTAGTACGTGCTGTTCTTCTTAGATCGTGCAAAGACCAATGCTTCATATGGTAATCGTGATGTCTTCTGAGACGCTCCATAATATAACCGGGTAAAGAATTTGAAGATCCATGACTCATAGGGGAGTCTTCATTATCATTTGTTAGGAAATACACCGAATTGTTGTAGTTGAAAGCCTCTAAAATTAATGCTTCCATTTCAGGCAAAATTGGGCGAATGATTTCACGGCCAGTTTTCTTACCAGTCTTATTGTTCACTACAGGAACAATCCATACTTTTCTGTTTAAATCGAAATCTGACTTCTTAGCTGCTCTGAGTTCGCCATTTCTACAGCCATACATTAAGCATAGTTTTAAGAAAATTTTGTTTTTGGGCAAAATATTTGATTCTTCAATTGCCAGCCAAACCATTTTGATTTCTTCATCTGATAGGAAACGAGTGCCTCTATTTCGTTCAATGCCTAGATCTTCTTTCGCATAGATATCAGATAAAACATTCACTTCAAGCAATTGTCTTTTTTTAGCCCACTTTAAAACCTGTTTTGCATTAGTAAGTACACGATCAGAGATAGAAGGAACATCTTCTGCCAATTCTTCAAGTAAGGCTAACCACTGCTGAAGGGTGATTCGCTCGATTGGTAAATCACCAATTTCAGGTATGACATGCTGCTCGAATGTGTTTTTAATCTGCTGGGCAGATTTTTTCTTCTTAGCACAGTAACTCTCATACCAATCATTAAATACTTCTTCAAAAGTACTGGCATCAATATATTTTTGCTGTTTAACACGCTGTTCAAGTTTTGGGTTAAGCCCCTTATCTAAGAGCGCACGCATCTCACCAGCTTTGATTCTGGCATCTTTTAATAGAAGGTGAGGGTAAGTACCCAAATCAAGCCTGTCGGCTTTCCCTGCGAATCTATAACGAAGCTGAAAGACAATTTTGCCCTTAGGAGAGATTCGAACACTCATTGAGTCACGGTCTGCTATTTCTTCAACTTTTTCACGAGCCTTGCCGTTATTAGCTTTCAGCCACATTTCAGTTAAAGCCATAGTCCACCTGTGTACATAATTTTTGTTAAGCAAACGAAAGGTACGAATATGTACACAGTTGTGTACATAATTGATCAGACTTATTCTGTCCTATTATGTCTTAGTGTGTCTATATTAAAAGTGGGGGAAATATTGAGAAATAAGGCTTTTATTGTAGTTTTTGTCTTGGTCTGTCTTAGAGTGGCTTAATGGCATTAATTCTTTTGAACGATTAATGCCATAGTTGTTCCATATAAGCCATGACCCTGAGAGGCATCAGGGTCAGTTACACAAAAGTGAAGTTCTTATTGCTCAAGCCATGCAGGTAATGCTGCGATCACTTGATCAAACTTCTCGTTTAGTGGCGCGCCACCTTGTGCTAAGTCAGGTTTACCACCACCTTTACCACCAAGCTCTTGAGCTAAGTGTTTGATGATGTCACCTGCTTTTAGAGTTGCAGCATATTGTTTAGCGACGGACGCGATTAAACTCACTTTATCGCCTTCAACGCCAGCTAAAATAATGACTGCATCTTCCAATTTTGATTTTACGCTGTCATGTAGGTTGCGTAATGATTTGGCATCTAAACCCTTTACTGATGTGATAAGCGTTTGACGACCAGCAATTTCTTTGACTTGATCTAATAAATCAGCTGCTTGGAAGCTGGCTAATTTTTGATTCAATTGTTCAATTTGCTTTTGCAGACTTGATGCTGTTTCAACAATTGATTCAACTTTCTCTACAGTTTGATCTTTTTGCGCTTTCAATAAAGCATTGATCGTCTGAATATCAGCTTCAGCTTTTTGAACAACTTCAAGTGCTTTTGTACCTGTTACCGCCTCGATACGACGAACACCTGCGGCAACACCACCTTCAGAGGTGATCTTGAATAAACCAATATCACCTGTACGTTTTACGTGAATACCACCACACAGTTCGATCGAGAAGTTTTTCTCTTCAATCACAGAACCCATAGACAATACGCGAACTTCTTCGCCATATTTTTCCCCGAAAAGCATCATTGCGCCTTTCGCTTTTGCAGATTCGATATCAAGAAGTTCGGTAGTGACTGGAGTATTTGCGATCACTTCAGCATTGACTAAACGTTCGATCTGTTGAATTTGTTCAAACGTAACAGGTTGATCATTGGCAAAGTCAAAACGTAAAATATCGCTTGCGACCAAAGAACCTTTTTGTTGAACGTGATCACCTAAAATCTGACGTAATGCAGCATGTAAAAGGTGAGTCGCAGAGTGATTGCGAGCGGTTGCATCACGTAGATCTGCTTTAACAGTCGCTTCTACATTTTGTGAAGTTTTTAGGCTACCAACAGTAACGATACCTTGGTGTACAAATGCTCCACCAGATTTTTTAGTATCTTGAACTTCAAAGATACCCGTATCGTTCTTGAAGATACCTGTGTCACCAATCTGACCACCACTTTCTGCATAGAAAGGGGTTTGGTTTAATACGATAAGTGCTTCATCACCTTCGTTAACTTCATCAACCTGAACGCCATCTTTATAGATCGCAACAATTTGACCTTGACCCTGAGTTGCATCATAGCCATCAAATAGTGTTTCGCCTTCGACTTTAACAATGCTGTTATAGTCAACTGCGAATTTACCTGCATCACGAGCACGTTGGCGTTGAGCAGCCATTTCTACTTCAAAACCAGCTTCATCAATCGTTAGATCACGTTCACGTGCGATATCAGCAGTTAAGTCCGTTGGGAAGCCATAAGTATCATAAAGTTTGAATACAGTTTCACCTGCAATCACACTACCTTTTAGTTGAGCAAGTTCACCCTCTAAAAGTTTTAAGCCTTGCTCAAGTGTCTTGGCAAACTGTTCTTCTTCACGAATTAAAGTTGCTTCAATAACATCTTTGCGTGTAACTAATTCAGGATAAGCTTCACCCATGACTTCGATGAGTGGTTGTAGCATCTTGTAGAAGAATGTACCTGTTGCGCCTAGTTTATTACCATGACGTACTGCACGACGGATAATACGACGTAACACATAACCACGACCTTCATTTGAAGGATTCACGCCATCTGCGATCAAGAAGCAGCAAGAGCGGGCATGGTCAGCAAGAACACGTAAAGAAGGTTGACCTTCTTCTTGAATGCCAATGATGTCAGCAGCAGCCTTTAACAAGTGTTGGAATAAGTCAATTTCATAGTTCGAATTGACATGCTGAAGCACAGCTGAAATACGCTCCAAGCCCATACCTGTATCGACAGAAGGTGCTGGAAGAGGGTGCATAACACCATCCGCAGTGCGGTTGAACTGCATGAAAACGTTGTTCCAGATTTCAATAAAGCGATCGCCATCTTCTTCTGGTGTACCTGGTAATCCACCCCAGATATGGTCGCCATGATCATAGAAAATTTCAGAACATGGACCGCAAGGACCTGTATCACCCATTGCCCAGAAGTTATCTGAAGCGTATTGACCGCCTTTGTTATCACCGATACGGATAATACGCTCGGCATCTACGCCGATCTCTTTATTCCATATATCAAAGGCTTCATCATCAGTATGATAAACCGTGACATAAAGACGATCTTTTGGTAAGCCTAACCATTGTTCGCTGGTTAAAAATTCCCAAGCAAACTTCAGCGCATTTTGTTTGAAATAATCACCAAAAGAGAAGTTACCTAACATCTCAAAGAATGTATGGTGACGAGCAGTATAACCGACATTATCAAGGTCGTTATGTTTACCACCTGCACGTACACATTTTTGTGATGATACTGCGCGTACATAGTCGCGCTTTTCTAAGCCTAAGAAACAATCTTTAAACTGGTTCATCCCAGCATTTGTAAACAGCAACGTTGGGTCGTTGGCGGGAACGAGAGAACTCGACGCGACACGTGTGTGGCCTTGCGATTCAAAATAACGCAAAAAAGCTTCACGAATTTCAGCTGATGTCATAAAACGAGTACTCACAACCAAGACACTCCATAATTTTGAATTTGGCTATATGCAATGAGGAAAGTTGTTTTAAGTTCTACAATCGAACCTATTGCATGGCATAGATTTTAAAAGTGCTAAATTATAACGGAAAATGTGTGCCCAACCAACGATTTTACAAGCAATATCATATAAAACTGTGTTTAAGCTAAAAATCTATATTCAACAATGCTTCTCATGTTTTACCATATAGCATAGAAAAGATGATGTTTTGATGAATAAGGATGCTACATGCAACGTATCGCTATCAATGGATTTGGTCGAATTGGTCGTAATGTGTTACGTGCATGGTTTGAAAACTCAAAGAAGTTTCAATTTGAAATCGTTGCTATTAATGACGTTGCCGATGTACAAACTTTAGTACACCTTTTCAAATATGATACAACGCATGGTCGTTTTGCTGGACAAGTTGATATTCAAATTGATGGCGAGCACATTTTTTTGAACATTCAGTCAAATCAACGTCAACTCAGATTACAAGTGTTTAATAACGAATGTCCTGAATGTCTACCATGGGAAAAATTAAATATTGATGTTGTACTTGAGTGTACAGGTCTTTTCCGCTCCAGAGCTGATGCAACGCGTCATGTTGAGGCAGGAGCAAAAAGAGTCATTATAGGGGCTGCACCTTTCGATACCGTTGATGCTGCGATTGTTTATGGTGTAAATCACGCAGACGTAAAACCCTCGGATCAAATTATTTCAAGTGTTTCATGTACAACGCAAGCATTGGTACCACTGGTTAAAATCATTGATGATGCTTTTGGTATTGAAACAGCACTGATGACTGAAATTCATGCGGTAACAGCGGATCAATCTGTTTTAGACCATGCACATCGAGATTTACGTCGAGCAAGAGCATCTGGACAAAATATCATTCCAACGACATCAAGTGCTTTAGGTGCATTGAAACGTGTTATGCCTAAAATGGAAGATCGTATTGATGGATATTCGATACGTGTACCGACCATAAATGTGGCGGCAATTGATCTCACCTTTATTTCTCAATTACCAATTACCGTACATAAAATAAATGAGGTGTTGGTCAAAGCGGCACAATTTGATTATGCTCAGATTATGCAAGTGACAGATGAGGATCTTGTATCAAGTGATTTTAATCATTCACCATATTCTTTGATCGTGGATTTAACTCAAACAATCGTTGTAGGCCATCAGGCGAAAGTTTTTGCATGGTATGATAATGAATGGGGCTATGCGAATCGCTTATTAGATTTATGTGAATCATTTAATAAATAATCGTAGAAAATAAGAATTGGAGAGGGGAAATGGGATTAATGATGATGTGGGGTTTCATTATCTTATTAATGTTGGCAGTTGTTTTTTTATTTTGGTTTCAATTTAAAAATGTAGAAGTGAAAACTCAAGATGTTGAGGTTCTCCAGCTTGAGGAGAAAGTGCTTCACTTAGAGCTACACCTTAAAAAAAGCTTAGAAATTATGCAGGATTTGGCAAAAAAAATGCATGTTCAGCAAGAAGTGTTGGATAGAACAGTGGCGAATATTGCCGCACTAGAAAAGCAAAATGCCGAACTAGTAAATGTTTTAGAGATCGTAGTTAAAGGTGGTAAAGGGAAATAGTAAATTAGGTTGTTATATGTTTAAACTTTCAAATTGATTGCATTTAGTTTAATGATATAAACCTATTTTCAGACATGGTAATGATCTTACTATTTTTATTTAACTTTAAACTATTAAAATTCATAATAATTTTAAGGATGTGAATGAACTATAATTTAAGTAACTTTGAATTTCGTCTTACTTGTGAAGATGATTGGGAGATACTTAAAGCCATTCGTTTGCAGTCATTATTTGATAGTCCTGATGCATTTACTGCAACTTATGCAACTACTGAGAAATATGATGAGAAAGAATGGCGTAATCGGGCAGCACAAAGGACTAACAATCAATATATTCTCGTGATTCACAATGCTCGAGCAGTGGGTATAGTTGGTGGAACTCTTAATTCTGAGTGAGAGTTTAATGTGATTGCTATGTGGGTTAACCCTTTATTTCGTGGCATTGGTATAGCAGATCATTTGATTGTTGCAGTTAAGAAGTTAGCGATTTCTAAAGGACATCATCGAATTGTACTAAGTGTCTCCGATCATAATCTGCATGCGAAAAATCTTTATCTTAAACATGGTTTTCAATTTATATCTAATTTAGATGGAATCTCTCTTTGTTCTGATACAACTGATACAAAAAGTCAAAAAATGGAGTGTTTTATTAAAGGTATAGACTTAGATTAATTATTAGAATTTTATTAAACTAACTGTTTTGATATTTATGAAAACTAAAAATAAACTCTAGGATTTTTTCTTGTTAGCTTTTTACTGTTTTTGATATTATTTTAGCTCCTAAATAAATTGAAAATGATTGTTAACCTATGAAGCTTGGATCAAAAAAAATAACAGGAACTCTTATTATATTTTCAACACTTCTTTTAACAGCCTGCGGTGGTGGCTCGAATCAGAGTAATGATAAAAAATCTGATGATGAATCATCAGAACAAAATGCACTGTACAAAGTATATTATCAACCATTTAATGTCTCATCTGGTTTGATCACAGATTTTTTTGAGATAACAACATATCTGATTCAAGACGATCAAATTAATTTTAATAAATCACATAACCAACCTTTAGACAGAAGAATTTTAACTGAATCTAAAATTTTAGAAATTGGAACACCGCAGAGCAATGTCTTCAAAAGACTTACACCTACTCAATGGCGATATGAGCGTACATCTGAGTTGCAACAGGATTTGAGTTTTGAGTTGGTGCAATTAGATGGGCAAAATGTTTTTGATCGCGTATTGCCAGGATATCGTGAAAATATTAATTTAAGTTCCAATGAAACAAATGGATTAAATCAAAATTTAATTAAATTTTATCAAAATTATAAAGATACTGTTTTTCCTAAAAATAGCATTTGCTATCGTTTAAAGGAAACGCAATGGAATCAGAATCAT